ACAAGAGAAGCAGCCTTCTTCAAAGATGTAAGCACCAACGGCAATCACTTTACACCTGTGAATCTTGATTATCGGGATAGTGTCCCGGATACACCAACGAATAATTTTGCTACGTTGAACCCTTTAGATAATTACAACACTGGCGCAACCCTTAGTGAAGGTAATCTAAAATGGACTATCGGTGGTGCAGATGGTGCGTCACGTTCTACTCATGTAATGACCGCAGGTAAATGGTATGTCGAGTTTCTCTCAAACAATGATTATATCGGCGTTGTTAGTGGAAATGCCAGTATTGTTGATATGAATGGAACGCAAACTATTTATTATGCACAAGACGGAACAAAAAGAGTAAATGGCAGCAGTAGTTCATATGGTGCTTCTTATGCAGATGGAGATATTATTGGCATTGCCCTTGACCTTGACGCCAGTCCACAAACAGTTAACTTTTATAAAAACAATGCTGCTCAAGGTTCGCTAAATTTAACCGATGTAGGTAATGAAGGCTATTCAGTTAGCTGTGGCAGCGGTAGTGGTAGCACCAACGCAACAGCCAACTTTGGTCAAGACAGTTCTTTTTCTGGCGCAAAATCTACAGCCAACGCCAACGCAGATGGCAACGGTCACGGCAGCTTTGCCTACGCACCACCGACCGGATACCTTGCCTTGTGTTCACAGAATTTGCCAGACGTAGAAATTATTGATGGCACTGAGTATTTCAACACGGTGCTGTGGACAGGCAATGGCGCAAGCAGTCGTGCTATAAGTGGAGTTGGCTTCAGTCCTGATTTTGTGTGGGCAAAGCAACGTGGACAAGCTATTGGTCATGTATTGTATGATAGTGTTCGTGGCGCAGGGAATGATAAAGAGTTATCTAGTGACGCCACAACGGCAGAGGGTGGCGGTAACAGTGACCAATACGGTTATTTGTCATCTTTTGACAGTGATGGATTTACTGGCGTAGATGGAACAGGTTCACCCAACTACTATTTTAACGAAAACAGCAAAACATTTGTTGCTTGGAACTGGCTGGCCGGAACAGCGTTCAGCAACGATGCTTCAGCAACAAGCGTTGGTACGATTGACAGTGAGGGTCAGGTCAATACAAAGGCTGGGTTTAGCATTATAAGTTACACCGGCAACGCTACTTCTGGTGCAACGATTGCACACGGATTAAGTTCTGTACCCCAAATGCTAATTGTTAAACGCAGAAACGCTGCTAACGGATGGGCTGTTTATCACGAGGCATTAGGAACAGGCAGCGAGGTTTATCTAAACTATACCCAAGCAAAAACAAATAGTAACTTTTGGATAACGTCACCAACATCAAGCGTATTTTCAGTTAGCGCATCAGACTATGTTAACACCGCACACACATATATCTGTTATGCGTTTCACTCAGTTGATGGCTACTCAAAGGTTGGCAGCTACACTGGAAACGGAAATGCAGATGGCACGTTTGTTCACACAGGGTTTAGGCCAGCTTGGATTTTATTTAAAAATACCAGTACAACAACAAATTGGGAAATATATGACACAACAAGGCAACCCAGTAATGTTGCTTTAGGGCCAATTTATGCAAATCTAAGCAACGCAGAAGAATCCCACGCAACATTACCCGCATTGGATATTTTAAGTAATGGTTTCAAACCAAGAAGTACTTGGGCTGAATTTAACACTAGCGGTCATACTTATGTCTACCTCGCCTTTGCCGAACAGCCCTTCAAATTTGCTAATGCACGATAGGAGAAACTAAGATGCCGTGGAAATATAGCGGAAGAATAATCAGAGTTGGCAAGGCGTGGGTCGATAACAACGGCACCTCGTACCCTGCCGTGTGGAACAATTACAGCGCAGATGAAAAGGCTGCTATTGGCCTTACTTGGGAAGATGAGGTTGCGGCACACGACAACAGGTTTTATTGGGGGCGTAATGCTGATGGCACACTTATACCTAAGAGCCTAACAGATACACTGTGGGTTGATGAGGATGGCAACGCTGTAAACGACCCAATGACAGGTGAGCAGGGTAAAACTCTTGGCCTGAAGTCCAACGCCATAGCCCTAGCCAAGACCCAAGCTGCTGGGTTGCTTGCACCATACGACTGGTATGTGACTAGGAAATCAGAGAAGTCTACAGCAATCCCAAGCGCAGTTAGTACCTATAGAGATGCCGTCAGGACGGCTTGCGCGGCAATAGAGACATCAATCGGCAATGCAAGTGACCTTGCTGCGTTTATGGCTTTATACGATACACCTGTTGATTCAGATGGCAACCCAACAGGTAACGCACCTATCAACGACTGGCCTGACGCTATATAAAATAAGACTTGCTTTTTCATTACAAATACAGTAAAATTAACTAGGAATAGCTATCAATGGATTTAGTACACATAATCGACACCCTAATCGGCATAGTTGTGATGGGGGGTGCGTGGTTTGTTTCTGGCATGACAAAGGAACAGAAGCGCATAGAGATTCTTCTCAACCGTACTCGTGAGGAGTACGTCACTCGTAGTGAGGTTCGGGAAGACATGAGTCGGGTTATGGAAGCACTACATCGTGTAGAAGACAAGCTAGACCGCGTGTTACAGAAAGACTAGTAGATGGCAATAACTACAGACGCAGAACTACAAACCGAAGTTGGTAAACTAGCTGTAGCAGACCCCACGAACATCCCTGCAGTTACGGGCATCGTTCCCACTGTTGGCGCGGGTGAGGACATTGCTGCGGCATCAGGGCAGCTAGGAACAGGCCCCGCAACAGCCACAGGTTTAGCAACCACAACAGGCATAGCCCCTGCAACCCCAACTGCTCCTGCAGCTAGCGTAGGTCAGATTGCCTCTGTAGACGACGTTAGTACCGATTTGACGCAGCTAGGTGGAGCGCAGGCTGCTCAACTAACTCCTGCACAACCCTACGTTGACATGACAGGTGTTCAGGGGACGGTATCAGCGGGTTCGCAGGCCACTGCTGCAACGCAAACTCTCGACCCACAGGCTACGGTTCAAACCCAGCTTGGTAACCTGATGTCCTCTATTCAGTCGGGTGCGCCACTTCCCCCGTGGGCTGCTCCGGGGGTTCGCAAAGTTAGTGCTATGATGCAGGCTCGTGGCTTGGGTTCCAGTTCGATGGCGGCGGCTGCAATCACACAGTCCCTGATGGAGTCCGGTGTTCAGATAGCTGCACGGGATGCAGACAAGTACGCTGCAATCCAGTTGCAAAACCTGAACAACCAGCAACAGACTGCCCTGTCCAACGCCGCGACCTACGCTGCAATGGACAAGTCGAACCTCAATGCTCGTCTTCAGGGGGCTGTTACAGAGGCACAGTCTATACTATCTGTAGACTTGAAGAACCTCGACAACAAGCAAAAGAGTGACACCCTAACCTACAGTGCCTTGACCCAAGGCTTGTTCAAGGATGCGGCAGAAGAGAACGCTCGTAACCAGTTCAACGCCAAGAACGAGTTGCAGGTTGAGGAGTTCTTTGCCGAACTGGGTTCGCAGGTCGAGACAGCAAACGCCAACCGCACAGCGGCTATGAGACAGTTCAATGCTGGTGAGATGAACGCAATGACGCAGTTCGACAACCAGATGAAGGACTCCCGTGACAAGTTCAATGCGAACATGAAGTTTGCGGTAGACCAGTCCAATGCAGTCTGGAGACGCGAAGTCAACACTGCAGGAACAGCCATCCAAAACGAAACAAATCGTATCAACACACAGAACCTTTACAATGCAAGTCAGAATGCCCTGAACGGTCTTTGGCAGCAGTATCGTGACAACGCCTCTTGGAACTTCCAGAAGAGTGAAAATGCCCTAGAGAGGCAGCATACAACCGCCACGAACGCAATGCAAATTGCCGCTGCTGAATCTGCCTACAATCAACAGCAGAAGGATGAAATGGCGGGTACCCTTGCAAAATGGTTAATAGGGATGTTTTAGTAATGAGTTTTAGTTTATATGATGTCTTGCCCGGTTGGGTAGGAACTGCGGCAGAATTTTTTTTAGGGGACGACCGTAGTCTTGGTGGAAAAGGTGCTGAAAATAGAGGACTGCTTGGTAGCGGAGCCGACTCTTTTCTACGAAATATAAAAACAACAGAAGGCACTGCTGCAAGCCGTAGTGCAGCAGAACAACGTCGCATCACTATGGATGTGCCTAGGCTAACAGGAACTGCTCCGGGGGGCAGGGCTAGAGTTCAGGGGGTAGCTCAAGACCGACTCTTTGCAGGGAGCAGTATTCCTGCAGTTCAGACTGCAATTAGGCGGGCTATGAGTGGGGGACTTTCGCAGGGACAATACTCTAACCTATGGAGAATGTACGCTTCTCAACGTAATTTAGCGCAGGGACGAGGAACGCCTCGTACTGCAGTCGGGTCTTCTGCACTAAAGGGAGTAACACCTACAGCAGCAGCCAGCCCTGTTAAACGAACAGATATAAAGGCGGTATAAGCAGCATGGCAGAACGTAATCCCCTTGCAGGAACTATAGGAAATATTGACCCGTTTGCAGCACCCCCGCCGGGACACTCCCTGACACAGGATAATTCTAGGTGGTCTTGGGGACAAGCTCCCAAGAACGCCGACCCAGAAGCGGCCTTAGAAGAGGTCGTTGAAAGACTTACCAAGCCTAAAATTAAACAGGAAACTTTAAAGCTTCTGTTGGTAGGTATATCCGTAGAAGTTATTGTAGAAGGCATTATCATTCAAGGGTTTCAAGAGGGAGCGTTTAGCCTAGACACGGGCCTTCTTATGAAGCCTGCTTTGGGTATCCTGATTGCTGACATGGCAGAGGAAGAAGAAATACCCTATCGACTGTTCGAAAAGGATGACCCGGAATCCGAAGGCACAATGGATGATGAAACCTTCTTCAGAATGATGAAAGACAATAACCCCCAAATGTTCTCCTACATTCAAGAGGCAGTAAACGCGGGTATTCGGGCAGGAGTCACTCCACAAGAACCAGAAGAGCGAGGGTTTCTAGCACCCCAAGAGGAGACTGAATAATGGCTATGGGAGTTGCATTTGTAACGGGGTTGTTGCAGGGAAGCATAGACAAGCGGCAGGCTGCTATCCAAGCAGCGCAAGACCAAAAAGAAGCTGAAGCTGCTGCCGCTGCAAAAACAGCGGAGTTTACAGTTGACCTCGTGAAGTCTGGAAAAGTTGATACCAATAGCGAAGGTTTTAAAAACTTCCAAAAAACTGGAGACGTAAGATACTTAGTCAACGTGTCTAACACCATGGACAAGGTAAGCAATACGACTGCTGTTGGGGGTATAACCTTTGGCTTTAGAAACGATGGGGATTCTCCTATGGTTGCGGCTGGTAAAAACTTGCAGGGGATGAATACTCAGCTAACAAATCCATCATTTTATGCTGATGCTATTAGTAAAGCAAAGGCAAACCCCACCACCCTAAGGGCTGGTTTAGAGTTTATAGCATCTCAAAAAGCTTTGTATCAACAAAAATTTTGGTTGGATAACAGTGGTAAGGATGCGAATACAGGTAAGGTTACTGTTCCCCGATTTGCAGACTTTTCAGGCGGGGGCTTTAATGCTCTACTCCGGTTTGAAACAGAGTTGCAAGATATTTCAGGAACAGGGCAGGGTGCTGCTGAAGCACTGGCGATTGCTGAGTTAGATACCAAAGTAAACATAGCTACAGGTGGCAAAGGATTGAAGAGTGACGAGTTTTACGTAGAAATGCCCGATATTGTTAAAGAGGAAGATACTACGCAACAGCCTGACGTTTCGGCAGGAGCCGCTCCTAAACCTATGGTTGGTGGTATATTTAAGTTTGAGAGTGAGCAGCAGGCAATGCACGTTACAGTGCTAGCTGACAAGCTTGGGTTTGCAAACGTAAACATGATGTTTAAAAACTTGGCCTCTATCAGTAAGTTTGAAAAAGAAGATTTCTACAGAAATAAAGAAGCTCTCCTGAATGCAGCACAATTAAATGCTGCGGGTATTTTAAATTTTGATAGTGTGGGTGGAACTAGCGATGCAGAAAACATTGCTGTAACGCAGACACTAGCAGACATAGGGGGTCCTACAGATAATCTATCCAATCAGATAGCCGCTGTGTATCCTTTAATGGCTGTAATGTACCGCAACAACCCTTCTATGCCTCCCGGTTTTAGCGAAGGCAATATAAGTGGGGCGCAGTACCTAGCTAATCAAAAGATAAAAGCAGGAGAGGTTCGCGAAGTATATGAAGCAGCAGACCTGTCTGTGGGTATGCTAGAAGAACTCATCAAGTTAGAGGGAGACTTAGGTACCACAGGAGTTGTAAGGGAATTTCAAAAGATTGGTGCAGGTCTGTTTGGAGAAGGCGGTACAATTGACCAGATGTTCGGTAGTGGAAAGGTTCGCTACAGAGAGGACGACGCTAGTTCAATAGTTTTAGCGGATACTGCTAGAAAAGTTTTAGCAGAACAAGGGTTCACGGATGTTAGTGGGCCGTTGGGTAGAATTGAGTCTTTGAAAATTGCCCTAGCTGCAAAGATGGCCCGTGCTGTTGACCCGGCTGGTCGATTGTCAAACCAAGACTTTGAGATGCAGCTTAGACGACTAGGAGATGCAGGCTTCTTTAGTTCTACAGAATTTAAAAAGGCTTCTCTGCAACAGGTTCTCGAAGAGTTCACAGAAAAACGTGACTCTGTAGAGAGGGTGTTTAGGATTTCTGGGATGGACTCCTTGGAAGAAAAGGATTTCATAGAAATAAAAGCCTACAAGATAGTTGATAATGCACGTAGGATGCGTAAGAAATACAACATAAATCAGCCTGTTGTTTCTGATGACTCTGGGGGTATGCCTAAACCTGAAGGACCAGCGTACATAACGGATACTGATACTGTTAACGCCTTAAATAACTCAACGCCAGACTCAAGTTTAGCTACCCAAGATGGAAGACCTATCTATGAAACCGGGGGAAAATTCTATTCCAAAGATGACAAGGGATATTTAGAAGTACCTCAAGGAAACGTTCAAATATTACAGTAGAGAACTAAATGGCACTAGCACCTAACACAGTAGAAGAAGAAACACCGCCTGTAGTCAATCCGGCTCCTGCGAACGACCCTGTAGTTGTGGACAACGCGGCTATAGCGTCTGCTCCTGTTTCTCAAGAAGCCCCGGAACCTGTTGCTAAACCGGAACCCCCTAAACCTGTAGCCAACTTTCGAAAAGCCGTAGTAGAGAAAAAAGCTGAGATTTTGACGCGACCTTCTATTAAGGAACTAGAACAGAATGACATTGAAAAGCAACGAAACGGTAAGAGTGCAGACGATGTTTTAGATGAAATAGTTGCCAGTAACAAAGCCCGAAGATATGGGGACACAATAATAACCCCGACTATGGTAACCAACGCCCGACCAGAACGTGGTCGAGTAGAGGACAAGGATACCTACCTAAGATTTCGTTCTATTCTAGGCAAGTTCGAGGGACCCAAAGAGGGGGTCGTCATGCCGGGAGTTCGTGAGGAAGAGATTGTAGGTGTAGCTGATGTAAACGAACTGTATCACGGATACATGCCTAAGTGGAAGAGAACAGCTAAGACACGATTATCTGTAGACGAGATGATGAAGAATGCTGGTCTTCCTGACGATGTGCGACAAATTGCTGTGGAAGAGTTTACCTATGGCAACCTGTTCGAGGAATACTATAGACGACTCAGAGAAGCCGGTAGGGGATTAACGGTAGCCCTTCCAAATATAATCAAAGACAATACCACCGCCGCTGTTAAATCTATGTGGGCAGCGGGAACAACAAACATATTTAGTCCCGCTTTTAAGTCAGAGTACGCTTCTAGGGAAACAGAAATACGGGAAGGTCACGAGGCTTGGAAAAGCAAACTTAGAACAGCATTTGGGTTTATAGGATGGAACATTGAAGCTGCCGCTAATTTCAATGAGATTATCCACGAGACTTTAGAAGACAAATTCAAGGAGTCAGACCCTGATAAGTACGAAAGCCTAGCGTTTGAAAAAGACGAAAAGGGAACCTTCCTTCTTGACCCGGATGGTAATAAAATACAGCGTAAGTTCGTAGCCCCTGACCAAGCAGACTATTTACTAGACGCAGGTTTTGAAACACTATCCTACCCTGAAAGAGCAGCCGCAATCATAGGCGAAGAAGCCACCATAATGGTCTTGACGGGGGGCGGGTACACCGCTGCTAGAGGCTCAAAACTTTTAAATGAGGCCTTGAGACTAAAACGAAATCCCAAGTACGCTACTATGTTAGAAGGTATAGATGACCCTGAAGACATTGTAAAGGCTGCGTCACACATACTAAAGTTTGATAAAACCAACAAGTTTTTTCAGGCAGGACTTTTGAAGTATAGAACAGACGAATCTCGTCAGCTTTTAAATAGTCAGATAGATGTGGCTCAAAAAAGAATGGCTGCTTTGAAAGCCAAACGAAACAAGACTACGGTTGAAGAGAAGGAGTTGGCATCTCTTCCTAACGTTATAAAACAATACAAGAACACTCGCAGTAACGCTAGGGTTCGCGGGAGATACTACCCGTATATCAAGGACTCTATAGAAAACGCTGCCGTAATTGGTGGTGGTGCATTCCTGTTTCGCGAACATGGGTTCTTCTTTGAGGATGAGAATACTCGCGAGTTCGCAGGCTTAATGGCTATGAGTCTTGGGGGCTATAGGATTGCTGGGGGTCTTGGTATGGTTGTAGGAGCCACAGCCAAAACCGGAGCAAAGAGCGTTGCTTCATCAACTGTTCCCGGCATATTCCAAATGACTTCTGAAATGATTGGCATGATTCCCGTGGTCGGTCCCGTGGTGGTAGACCAGACTGTAAAGAATATACAGGCGGTAATGGGTCGGAGCTTGGGTCCCGGAGAATTGCGAAACCTAGAAGTAATTGTAGGAACATTCGCAAGACTAGACCCTAGAATGAGACGGGAAGCAATGGAGTCAATGGGACAGACCCGTAAGCTCTATGACAGAATTGTAAATGCTTTCCCTGAGGGTGCGGAACGTGAAGCGGCTCGTGAAGCATTCCTAACCAGCTATGCTAACTCCACGGGTCTTTTGACCCTAGCTGCATCTGATGCCCTAAACAAATCCGAAGTCAATATGGCAGGGATTATGGGTGTTCAAATATCGGACATGGAAAACAATCTACGGGAGTCCACGAACTTAATCAGGGCAACTGACATGTCTCTCGACAGGTTCATGGAGATGACCCAGAATATTAAGAATGCTGACTCGCGTAAAATGGTAGAGGAGTGGGTTCAAGCTCGTAAGGCGGGTCTTGGTAATTTATCAAGAGCCTTGAGAGACAAGAACACTACAGAACTAAAATCACTAGACGCAGTAGAAGATTACGTAATCTCAACAGGGCAACTCCGTCCGGGTGACCTTTCAATGCGGCAGAATTTTGTCTCGTTGAGAAAGGAGTACCTTGAGTCTCTAGGACAAACAGTAAATGAAGCTGAAGTTATAAAAGCCTTAGACGAAAAGATTAACAAAAGTATTGACGAGGCTATCGACGCGGCTAAAGCTGCACGAGGTACGGGAACCCACAAAGCCTCGAACAACAAAGTTTTGGAGATGTTCCTAGATGAAACAACTGCACTAGCATACAGGGACGGACAAAAGCCTTACAAAGAGTTGGATGTCTTTGCAGAGGGACGTAACATAGACACTTCCCCCGTGTTCGAAGACCTGATGGCACAGGATGATTTCAAGGGAATTATTAGGTACTTTGGTCCTGAGTCAGAGATATTTGATTCGAAGGTGGGTAGACTAGCCTTGAAATCCTTTGAAGATATGATGTACAGGACAATACCTAAAGACAAGATGCAGGAGATGCGTTCTGAGTTTACCAAACGACACTTGGAATCTAAGGGTGCTGAAGGTATAGATGCCACTAACATGACAGACCACGAACTGTTCCTAGAGGTCCTAAAAACAGATAGAGCAAATGCTTTAGAGACAGGTCGAGAAGTTACCTTCAAACCCTTCACTGTAGGCAACGCCTACGAACTAGAGCTTATGAACCGTGCGTTTAAAAAGGCGGGTGATAATTACGAAGATGCGGGGGACTCCAACCTAGCCCGTATATTCAGGGGGTTTGCCAGCCGCATGGACAACACACTCGAAAGACAAGACCCACAATACTTTGAAAAGCTAGAGGATGCACGACAGGCTTGGCGACGAAGTGTCGGAGAAGCTATGGAAGAGGGGATGCCTCTAGGAGACTTTGCGAAGTCTAGGCAGCGTATGTTATCTGTAGCAGAACGCGGCACAAAGATGGGAGTCTTTGGAACAGCAGCATTGTACAAGAAGGGACAGGAGCCTGTTGAACTTATATCCGACTTATCAAAGGGTATATCTGACTTCATGTCACCGGGAAGCAAGAAAGATATTGTTCTCTTGCAGACAACTATGGAGAGACTGACCTCATCACTTGGTAGAGTTATGCCCAATGGTTCGCGGGGTTTTGATTTGACGAACCCAACAGAAGCTCGTAGGTTCAAACAGCTTAAAGCTATTGTTCAAGAAATTGTAATGGAACAGACAGGCGACAGGGTACTAGGTGTAGCTAAAAAGAAGAGAGCCGTTGCAGGAGCGAGACTAACAAGCTTGGACGGTTTTGATGGCGGCACAATTGGAGAGATGGACCAGATTACAAGCAATCTCCTGATACCTGTGATAAGAACTGAGGGCGGTCCTGTAGAATACGAAGCTCTCATAGATGTTGCAGATATGTATGGTGCTACAACCGATTTACAAAAAGCAGTCACTGATTCTAAAGCAAACAGAGAAGCTTTTATAAATCTTAGAAAAGACTTTAAAGCAGCTAAGGCGGATGCTAAGTCAGATATAAACAAAGCATTAGAAGATGAAGAAGACAAGCTAAAACTCTGGGAAGAAAACGTTAGTCAGCTTAGTTCAAAGGACTTCTTTGAAAATTTCATACTGTCAGGAGAGGGTGGCGGTTTAGAAATCTTAAAGCGAGATGCTATTAAAGTATATAAAGCTGCAGGGTATAGTGACGAAGCCGCAGAAGCAGCTTTTAAAAATGTAGCTATGAAATATACTATTACAGGTATGTTCGAGGCTGCAGGTGTAGGCCCCGTTAAGGGTAAGGTACCCGGAGCAGAAGCAGGACGAGAAGCTCCTGTTAGAGATACAGCAAGCCCAGAACAGTTGCTAGAATTAATGACAAGTGATGGGGTTCGCGAACAATTAGAAAAAATACTAGAGCCTGAACACTTAGACTTCATAGAAGACATAGTTCGTTATACAAACGAAAGTACAATGACTGTTAAAGTTCAGCAGCCAAGTGGAGTATTTAGCGGCTTAACTATGAGCAGTAAAATTAGCCGCTTGTGGAGTCTTGCTAGGGGCGTGGTAAGTCCTGCGTACATAGCAACAGACTACGCTTTCAACGCTGCTAAAGCTGGTCAGATTGATATATTTAAACTGGCTCTTCAGGATAAGAATGCTGCAGAGGTTATGGTATCGTTCTTTCAGCCTATGGAACTAATAACTCCTGCAAAAATAAAGCGGTTCAATAACGCTGTAAAAACATTTGCATTTACAGAGTTAGCTCGTCAGGGCGAAGACCTATCCCTAATATACATAGACGAAGAAGATACTACAGAAGATGTCAGGTTAAAGGACGATGTTATGTCTATGCAGACCGACAAAACAATATACGACAATCCAACTGTTTTTGATGAGGAACAAGACAATGATGAAACCAATACCCAAGGGCAATAAGGGACTTGCCAAGCTGTCCAAGCCTGTACGTAATAACATGGGCTTCATGGCTCGTGGCGGTAAGGCCAAGGGCTACGCCTATGGCTCAATGGTTCGCAGCCCCATGAACCCGGATACTAACATGAGTCCTAAAATGAACCCTATGATGCCGCGAACCCAACAGTCCGGTTCGAAGCAGGGTGGCATGGGTTCTGTTATGTCAGCCCCGTCACCAATGACGAACAAGATGGAAGGCATGATGTACGGCGGTAAAACAAAGAAGAAGATGTAACGATGAAAAAATCTGTACCAGCCCCGCCGGGGTTTCACTGGATGAAGAGTGGCAGGAGTTACCGCCTAATGAAAAACCCCAAGGACGGTTATAAACGTCACAAGGGGTCTAGCCTACGAGCCTCGTTCGAGGTTCAAAAAGTTCACAAGGGTTAGATATACCTGCTCGACTTGTTTAGGACCTCATCTCCTACAGACTTTAAGTACCTAAGAAGACTTGCTACCTTGAAGGTTCCTTCATAAGCTGGCAGGTCTTTTTCCATTAGGCGAACAAACTGGTCGGCGTTCACACAGTCCATGTCTAGTTCGATGCTGCCCTTGTCGTTCAGTTTTGCTGTTAGGGTGAACAGGTCAGCCTTGGGGTGCTTGTTGCTCATCTTTATATGCCTTAATTACATCAGAAGAAAACAGCTTCTGCAAGTTCAAGAGATACATCCGTGAAGCGTTGTTGTCACCGCCACTCACGGATTTTTTGTAGTCGAGGTTGTCGATGATTCGTTTTAGGGATGGTACGTCGAACACAAGGGTTGCAAAAGTATCCTCTCCTATGCACAGATTGTGGAACCAGTAGTCGGCTTCCGTAGCATTGATACCGCTAGGCTTTCCATAGGATTCATACTCAATCGCTATGTTGCCTGTCTTTACCCACATGCCCCGCTCAGACTTTACTTCTATCTTCTTGTCTGTGAGCATGTCAGCAACCCGCTGTTCGCGAACCTTACCATAGGACAGGTCTAGGTCGAACTTCTTACGGTCACTCACTGCGGGTTCCATACCATCCATCAGGCTGCTTCTTTCTTTAACGCTTCTGCAAGCGTTTTCATAAAGGTTGACTGTGATGCCTGTAGTTGACCCAGCCTAAGATTCAATCTGTTTATCTGGTCACGAACATCCCTAATTTGCATAACAAGATACTGTTCTGTAAACTCCATCTTGTCAACATCGTATTCTACATCGTCCACTGTGACGGTGTTTTTTTGTTTCTTACTCATTGTCTTCATCCTCTGGTAAGTATACCATTACAAACGCATTGCAAGTTGGGCAACTCAGGTTGGTTTCCATGACAAACCCATCTAGGTCTGAGTCATGGTCACCACCCCAAGTTAACTCACTCTTACAATGCCAGCACTTCATGCTGCTGTCAAGTCCACTATTTCACACACCCCTGCTGAACAGGCAAGCTCCTGCGAGCCACTGGTGTTATCTTCCTTTTCGAACTCTGCTAGGTTCTCCCAGTCAATGTGAACCACATTCATACGCTCCTGCCACTCCGTATACTCATCAGGCTCTATGTCTTGGTAGGGTGCCTGTTGATATGTGTGGTCACTGTGAGGCAGGAACGACACGCCCGAAGCTACATCAAAGTTCTCGTAGACCCACGCACCAACTTCCATCCACTCATGTTCCTTCACAGTTACAGTGATAGATGGCTTGTGTTCGCACCAGTGTATAGCGTAAGTCTTCCACAGTTCTAGCTGTTCTATAGCCGACATCTGTGTCCTTGTAACGGCACCTGATGGTGACTTCATAGGAAAGCTAAACACAGTGACACTGTCAGGCTTACCCATGTCTCTCTCTGATGGCACACCACTATTGATTAGAAACTGTGTTAGGGGGTCCTTGTTATCGCCGCGAACTGTCCTGATAAAGTGGTCGTTGTGTCTTGCATGTATCCCGCTCGCTGCGTCCACCAGTTGTGACACAGTACCCGACGGCTTTACACAAGTGATTGCACTGCTCACTGGGATTCCAAGCATGTTCGCAAACTCCCGATTCGTATCTACTGCGACTTGCCGCATCTCTTCTAGCCAACGCTTGCTGTCTACATTTTTGGATAAAACGGGATGGTCCATGATACCAGTCAAGGACACACCTAATAAACGCTCTTCCTCTGTGTTGTCTTTCCATACCTTCCTCAAGTATTTAAAATCAGTCAGGGTGGACTGCATAGTTCCAAGAATGGTAGCTAGTCTAACCTTTTGTTTCAACGTTTCAAGAGTATCATTCTCCCGAACCACACACTCTGACAGGTTGCAAAACTGGTACGGGCGTAAGATTATCTCACTGCAGGGGTTCGTACCCCACATGTGTCCTGTCTCTCGTCTTCCATTACGAGCCACCTGCTTGTCAGCAGCCTCGCGATTGAACATGCCACGCTCGCCGGACTTGCTGTCGTACAGGGCAAGCCACTCACGCATGAACGTACCCATCTCTGGCTTGCTCTTGTAGGCAACAGAGTTGTTCGCCAAGGCTCGTTGTCCATTACGATATATTTGTTTGTCGGGTTCATCCCACCATTCACCAGCTTTGGCGTGGCGCATCTGGTCATCATTTAAATTAGATAGGCTAATCAAGGCTGACCTGCGAACGCCCCCTACAACGACTACCTCGCCCACCTTACACATGAGGTCGTGGCACTCAATAGGAAACAGTCTGCGTCCCGCTGCCTTCTTAAATATATTCACAGTAAAGTTGAACAGGTCAACTAGGGGTTGCGGCCCACTAGCCCTGCCCCCCATAATCTTTAGCCGCGAACCTGCCGGACGAATATCGGATACATCCCATGTGGGAATCTGTCCTGCGTACAACAACGCAACCAGTTCGCGGTATGACTTTGCCCACCCCGGCTTGCTGTCTGCTACCTTGATAACAGTGTCGGACTCGTTCATTGCGTCACTTATTACAGGCAGCTTATCTACATTCTCTCGTTCTACAGAAAACCCGACTCCGGTACCACACATGAGAATATACATGCACTCATCGAAGGAACGGGGATTGTCAACAGGTATGTAACTACAGTTGTAGCCACAGATATTGTCACGAGATAACGCAGAGCCTGCAGTCATCATTGCTCTCATAGACGGCATAACCCCAAGGGACAAGACCCCTTCCTCAACCTCTTTGACAACGTCAGAGGGAATACTAACACCACACTTTTCTTTAACGTGGCTAGTCATAAAGTCTATGTACCGCCCTACAGTTTCTCCCCAATGTTCGCGGCGACTGTCACTGTCGAGCCAACGAGCATAGCGGGATTTGTGAATGAATTGTTGATATACAGTGGGCAGTTGGTTGTTCATTTGGTTTCTCCTTGAACCTTTAATAATTTGTTTAAGTACCATGCGGCCTTGTTTAGGTCTTCTGTTTTGTTCTTGTAGCGTTCTCGCCATGTGTACTTTAGGTTGTTACCCTTACAGTACCCCCTAAATTCTTCTGGGGTTAGGGCTGCTTGTATGGCATCTATGCACTCTATTCCTGCACTGTTGTAGTGTGGGGGACTGTTAACCATGTCCACAACAACATTACCATAGGCTTCTTTGCCTGCTCGTTCATTCGATTCGGCAATCTTCTCTTTCATATACGCTTCATGTCGTTTCATTGTTTTTTCCCAAAGTCTACCTTGACAACATTCTCTTCTCTGGACAATATCTTAGGTTCATCCATACTGTCAATCTCTTCTTTGATGTCATCCATAATAGAATCAGCCACATCATAAAAGGCTATACGAGCCATGCCTGCTTTCATAACCCTATCAAAGTCATTCTGTAGCAACTCCATCAACCCCTGTTGAGCCACAAACCCAGCATCCATGAAGTCATCTTCTACATCATCTTCGATTATAGTGGTTGTATCGTAGGCAGTCAGGTTGAAGGTTTCATCATTAACCCTGCTCAGTATAATATACCATCTTTCAGGTAATAGGCTTGCCTTTTCAAACTCTCGTTCATCAGCCATTTGTAATCCAATCTTGAGGTATGTTACCTACAGCCCACGGGAAACCATAGCGGTTCGCCCAGTCAGCATAGGTTGTTTTGCTACCCCTGTAAATTTTGTTACTGGCTCGTAGGAACACGAACCGGATATCCAAGTCTGGGTGCTGCTGCTTAATAAGCTGCATCTTAACCCTGTCACCCTTATCTAGGTGGCCTTTTGCTTCTACATATATGCCTGTCTGTGGCAGGTAAAAGTCAGGTGTGTAGGTACGTACCTTGGGTATGTATTCAAACTTGTGCTTCTCATACTCAAAGGGTACATCACGGTTTGCAAGAGACTTAGCTATGTTAATCTCGAACGCAGACCTATATCTAGTGCCTCTCATAATCCTTGCAACGGAAACCCCGCCTTCATTCCGTCTAGCCTTTTCAACAGATACTGTCCTACTTTTGGGGAACGTTTTTCTAGCAGTGCCATCTCTTCTGATAGTAGAAGTGTCGGAAGGCATACAAGAACTCCTTGTCTAAGATGATGAATAATGATTTGAAACTCCTCTTCTATGAGCTTGATATCTCGAACCTCACTCTCCCAAGCCAAGGCTCCCCCTGCTGAGAAGTTATCACGCATAGTGAGGGGCAGGGATGTTTCCATCCTGCGAACATCAACAGTTGCAGGACCACCCCCTCGCTTCTCATGTGACTCCACAAACACACAGCGCATCTCTGGATTCAAGTCAAAAAGTTCGAGGGGATAACCCCGTGTGTACAAGATAGGCATGGCTAGGCAACATCCTTTACGTGCTTGGTGTACCAAGTGTACGGCTTGAACTTTGCCTTGGACGTTGCTTTAGGAGCGTGGACTGCATTCTTCCAACACATTGTTTTAAATGAACAAAACGTACATGTCTTGGGCATGAGTCGGTTACCCGTCTCTACCTTCTGCCCATCTACAGTGTGCATCTCCGGTGTTGACTGAAATGGAATCTTGAAGGGTGCATCATTCGTGATAGCTTCAACACGCCTGTTCGCATCCTCTAAGTAGGCTTTACGGTCTTCACTTTGTTCGAGGGGTGCCTCTACAAAGTCCCACTCACCATTGGATTTGTTAATTACAATCCATCCACCGAACCGCTTACCCTCTGATTCTGCATACAAATGTCCCTGCATGATGTAGCCAAAGGGGTCATCTTCCTTGATGACATCGTAACCACCCCGACCAGAGAACTTGTTGTCGTATGACCACGGGCTTGCAGTCTTTACATCCCACACTTCTTCTTCGCCATCCACATCAAGAACCAAGTCTAGGGTTCCATTGATGGTTTGACCAGCGAGTTCGAGGGAACACTTCTTCTGTTCATCTACAACGTTTAAGCCAGCGGCTTTCATAACCAAGATTGCAAAGGCTTCTAGTAAGTCCCCTGTTGCGAACCTGACTATATCATTGTAGGCAACATCCTGTTTGTGTCCCTGCTTCTCTAGTTGTTGTTGACATAGGGGACGACCAACACCCGACATACGAATGCGGTAGTCACCACGACTAGAAAACTGTTTACGCATAGCTGCCTTACAGTCTTCTCCGAACTGTTCTATCAAATGCTCAAGGCGAGAGGAGTCTATTTCCCCCCGCCCTGCTCTTTGTAGAAAGTCCTGTACCTCTACAAGCGGAAGCATACTACCCAGCCAGACGTTGTTCTAAGTCGATATCGGCTGGGTTAGACATTGCTTTCTGCGCTTGCTTATAGTCTTCGAACACAGACTCATTATGAGCCACGACAGTTTCACCGAACTTCTTCATAAGTTCCTTGTCACCGTCAGTGATGCTAACTTCCTTTACTAGGGATAGCTTTGGAGTCCAGTACACCACACCACCGTTCTTCTGCTTTTCAGTAGTAAAGTTAATCACTGCCTTCTGCATCATTATCTTACGGTCAGTAAGCTGCTTCTGAATGAAGTCGCTAACAGGACGGAAACCAGAACGCTTGAAGTATGCAATGAACGGCATAGCTTCGATTGGAGCCGCAACTCCTTGAGCATTCTTTGCATTGGGTGCATCCATAACTCCATAGATAACCTGATTACAGTTTACCGAACGACTCAACAAAACCTGCGGGTCATCAGGAGTTAGGGCTTCCTCTTCTTGCTTAGACAGCCGCCCACACTTATTACCCCCTAGGGTATCCGGGAACTCGCCACCTAGCTTATTCTTCTGAACAGACTTACAAGAGAAGCGACCCTCTTCTTGGTCCCATACAGACCACTCGAAGGTTCGAAGGAGAGGCCGTATCTGAACATCGTCAGCATAGACAACACCGGAACCGTTCCAGATTCGCCATGCTCCCCGTGGTAACGAGATACCGTCGTCAGTCTCCTGCTCGTAGTTAATGGTTAAGCGAGGCAAACCCATCTTAGGTTTACTATCGCCGTCAGCCTGCCCACTCAATTCCATGAGTGCTTTTTCGTTACCCTCATCAAAAGCGGTGAGGAAGTTATTCAAGTCATCATTTATCATTTCAATTTCATTTCCCATGAGTAATTCTCCTAGTTGGGATTTTGTACGTAAAAGGATTATACAGTAAGTACCTCTTCCAAGTCAAGCCAGTTTTTTCCTATTTTTAATTCGATACCAACTGGCATGTTGTATTCGATACCATACCTTTCCTTTGATTCCATAGGGATAGCTAACATACACTCTGCCATAACGTCAATACATTGTTTTTCTTCACTGGGGTATACGTCCATAACTATAGAATCGTGAACCGTGTTGCATATGACAGACTTCATGCCTAGCTCTCGTACCTTCCTATCTAATAAAATCAAGGACATAGGTAGTAGGTCAGCAGTTGCAAACCCTTGAACAGGATAGTTGCAGATTGCAGTGCGGTCAGTAGCCGTACCCCAATCAGTCCAACGTGCCTGTGGAAAAGCATACTGTCTACCTGATGGCAGTCGGATGTGCTTCTTCATAACAGCATGTTTCTGTAGCTCCTCGTGCCACTTTGTCACACCATTGTACTTTTCTTTAAAAGCAGAGTAATAACGTTTCTGGTCTTCCGTACCAGACACACCACCATAGAGCGGTTTGAAGGTATGCGCTTTAGCATCCTGTCGTGAGCATCCGATAACACTGGCAGTATAATTGTGAACATCTGTACCTATCTCCACATCATGTTTGATACCCTCATCATCTGCAAGGAAGCCTGCCACCCTAAACTCTAGCTGGGCATAGTCCCCTTCCAGTATCGAACCACCCTCGAACCTGCTTTCAACAGCCCGTCGTATAATGAAGGTAGAGCCTCGTGGCATATTCTGAAAGTTAGGATTGCGGCTCGAAAGGCGACCCGTCGCTGTAACACACTGCATAAATTCTGTGTGTATGAAACCCTCGCCATCCATGTTGTTCTCCATCCCCTCAACGAACGAACGAAGGTAGGTGCGAACTGCGCTGTAACGTATGTAAGCTTCTGCAAACTCACGGGCTTCTCCTCTAAGGGATGTGAACATACTCTCTAGGGTTTCTTTGTCAGTCTTGAATCCGGCAGCAGCAACATCGTATGGGTCACGAGGTACTAACTTGAAGCCCGCAACCTGACCTGTCGATGTATAGCGCACACCAGCCCCCTCACAGGGCTTACAGACTCTGATAGCCTTACCTAGCGTACCATCCTTCTTACGCGCTGTGTAGCGTCCCTTGCCCCCGCAATCGGTACATTGACTTCCGACTGTCTTGTACAGGACGGTTGTCTCGTTGACAACGTGACGTTTGAAGTCCGACTTCTTCATGCGGGTTCGTCGCTTGGGCTTCTTACCTGCCCCGCGAATCTCGTGACCTAGGTTGAAGATGCCAGCCCACTTGGTCTTGTTCTTTACCTTACAGGAGTAAAACAGTTTAGAACGGTCATCCGGGCTGTCTAGGTTAATAGGTGTGTCACCCATAGCATACGCAGCTAGTTCTTCTAGGCGGCGTTCTAGGGTAAAGAGTTCATCCTCATACTCGCGCCGAATGTCAGCGAGGGTAGTTCTATTTATCTTGATGCCGTTCCGTTCGATGCGGGACAGCGTGTCCGTCATCTCAAGCGACAGACGCAAAGTGGGCAAGAGTGTTTGGTTGTTCATTGAATAGTTCCTCAAATGTAGTGCCAAAGGCTTCGAGTTGTGCAAGGGCTACTTGCTCTGTGGAAATGACATCTGCCTTTCCATATGTTTCTATTATATCCCACGGTATGTCGTAGAAGGTCTTGCCTTCCTTAAAGTACGGCGCAACGAGGTCTTTCTCTTTTTGCACATCACTATACTTTTCTGCAAGAGCAGCAAGTGAAAGAGGCCACCTCTGGGAGCGGGCAAGAATATATTCTGCAACCATTGTATCATAGACATGTCCTTCATAAACGAATCCGCATTCGCGAATCCACGATAAATCAAACTTTATGTTTTGTCCCACAACCACATCAGCCCTGTCAAGAGCCGCTTGGAATACTTCGAAGGCAAACTCATGCGGTTCGCGAACACTGTGGTAGTAGCAGTGGTAGTGAACGTGCTGCTCGCCCAGCCACTTGTAACCATTTGAAACTAAAGAGTTTCCAAAGTACGGCAGGGCTGTTGTCGAGCCGTTGGCTTTGGGCTTGTGGGTAGTCTCTACATCAAAAGTAAGTACCCTCATTTCTTTTCTCCAAACGTATGTATCATGTGGCAGTTTGCACAGAGAACCCTACACTTTCTAACCTCGTCCATCAAACGTTTTAGTTTTAGGGTTACCATGTTAGATACATCCTGAACTTTTAGGGACGGGTCTAAGTGGTCAAACTGTAAAGCCGCTGGATGTTCATTGTATCCACACAGACTGCAGCCCTTGGCTTTCTTGTATATATTCAGCCATCTTCTTCGTATTTTTTTGATGCGTACCTTGTTGTCATGGTTTCTTTTCTTAGAGGCATAAAACTTATCTGAGCTTCTCCAATCCTGATGCTTACCGGACATGCCCCAGAACATCATGCCATCATCTCTAACATCACCGTGCTTCAGCATTAGTAGTACACCCCCCTCTGAATATCTATGTGACTATTAAACATACCATGCCACCCATTCAACTTGTTCTTGGATATACAAATGTGCCGCGTGGTATTCTCTTCTTCAGATGTACCGGTCTTACCTATGCCAATGATAACATCTGCCTCACCAGCCTTACCGGTTCGCGAACCATCTAACATAGCATAGTCAATGAACTGCCTGTCGTGGGCTTCAAAGCTTGCCTGACTAACCGACCACACAAGTAGCCTGTTACGTTTGGCAATCTCACGAGCCAAGACATAGGTTTCCTTGAGGCGTTCATCACCACGGTTGAACTCACCGCTCACCCTGAATTTATCTAGCTGGTCACAAAACATGACATCAGGTTCGTTTAGCTGGGCGTAATCGTTTAGCTCATCCATAGATGTACCGACAGAATCCATCACAGTTAGGTAAGGTTCTATCTCTTCTATGCACCTAGGTAACAAAGCCTCTGCACCTGAGTTCATCTCCTCGTATGTCATACCAAAGTAACTCTGTATGATACGCAGCTTTATCTTTTCTGCAGGCTCCTCGTTAGCCCAGTACACAACCTTTTGTTTTTGCTTAACATAACTGGCTGCTATGAAGGCACAGAAGGTAGTCTTGCCAACTTCGGGACGGGCAAAGATTATACCTAGGTTACCCCTGTCCATGCCAGCTAGGTTTTCTTGTAGTAAGTCCCACGTAAATGGAAAGTCAGGCGCACCCGTACCCTCTTCTAGTAGCTGGGTGAAGTCCTTGGACACCTCACTGTATGTGGTCTTGTCGGACATACGCCCATCCTCGACCATATCAATCAGGGTCTTGAGTTCGCCAAAGTGTTCGGACTCCCCCGTAAAGATGGCAATGGCTTTCTCACCAATCTGCCTAGCCCTGTCCCTAACCCAGAAGTTCTTGACGACATCCAGTTCGAGGGACATGTCAGGAGATATGTGGGTGGGTAGATTTCCTATTATGTCATACAGTTCGAACACTGCACTCTTAGGCATTGCCGGATTACGGTCATTGACTAGGGCAGATAACTGGTTAGGGTGTATGTCTATGTCGTAGGTCTTGTGTCCGTAGGTGATAGTATCGAACAGCGTTGCATAACGCCCCTCGAACATATCACGACTAACAATGTTCTTTACCTTACCATAGAAGTCTTTGTTTAGTATGAACCCAAGAACTTGTAGTTCAAGGGATATATCTTTCGAAGGTTCGTTTTCGTTCATCATCTGTCATATCTTTCACATCTTTGTTTAAAACAACTAAGCTTGTTGGCCTGATGGCCTGTAGTCTGCGAACAAGTTGCAAGCCCTTCTTGGTTGCATCCTTGTCTAGGGCTACAAGTAGCCTATCATATTTTCTTAGATAGGGCAAGTGACTGTCCTGCAGGTTGGTTCCCAGCAGGGCTACTGCCGAAAAATCAGAAGATAAACAGCACCCGCTAGAACAATCCTCGACAATAACTCCGACGCGGGCGGTGCCGCATATAAAAGGTACACCAGATTTTCCATATCTCCACCATTTAGGTTTGATGTTATCTAAAGTACGACCAGCCGCATCAACCACCTGTCTGCCATCCTTTATCAGGTAGACAACACGGTTCATACGAAAGTCGTAACGAATATCGACACGACCAGCAAGGTACGCATCGTAGGCATTTGCCTTCTTGACATAGGATTCGGCACGAGGTTCGCGGGACAGGGCAACAAACGTGTCAGGCAGTTCGAATGGTATGCTTGAGTTGTTGTTTGTTTCCAATGACTTAGTGCGTAACAGGGGGTGAACTGCAGTGTCCTTGCGTATCCTAAACCCTGTTCGCCCACGAACCCCACAGTCTGCATGAAAGCAGAACCATAAGCGTTCGCCCCCCGTGTCCGAAACACTGAAGGTATTCTTCTTGCCACACGCAGGACAGTCCATCCGTAGACGACCTTCTGGTGCTATTGACAAGTCAGTAACATAATCTTTTAGCCAAACTGTCATGGGCTATCTCCTATGCCCCGACAACTACCTGACAGGAAAACTTGTGTCAAGTACATTTTTTGTTTGACAAACGCTTGACAGCCATGTTACGCAATACGAACAGTAACCCTATAGGGAAACCCTACTATGAAAATAACTAATAAAATTAACCCTATAGCTAAACTATTAAGGGACAAAGAATACCAGAAACAAGTTGTACCTAATAGAAAGAAAGACAAGTTGGATAAACTGGCAAAGAAGGAACTTAACAATGCCAAGACCAAACAAGATACTTGAACCCACCAAGACATACAATCTACTGATGAAGGAACAGCAGTATGATAAGCTTGCATACATGGCACATCATATGCAAAAGAGTTCCCTCGAACAGGTTGCAGTTGCTGACTTGATTAGGGATGCCATAGATATATACCTAGAATCTTACGAGGATGAAAATGGAATCGTTGAAAACCAGAAAACTTGAGCTAGAGATAGTTCGCAGACAGTATGATGACAGGTGGATTGTCAACACACCAGCATCGTCTGTTCGTATTGGAGAGACAGACAGAGACACGGTAAGGAAGAAAGACTGTGTTGATTACTTGAGACTTGTTACAATCTTTATTGGAAAAAGTGAAAATGAATGTCGTTTGTGGGTTGACAGTAACAAACAAACACTGGTAAAACTAGGGACACCTTACGAAGTCGCTTAGTAGTAAGGTTGAACAGGGGGAGTGGTTACCCCTTGTACTTTCGTTGGTTGGTTGAAGAGCGGGGCTAGATTCATTTCTAGTCCCGTTTCTTTTTTTGTTGACACCCCTGTTTGTTTCCGATATTGGTTACTAATCAACTGCCAGATAGGAGAAACCAAATGGCGAAGAAACTACAAAACATGACACAAGACGAACGCATTGCTTACTGGGAAAACATCCGTGAGAAGGAGCGTATCAATCGCCGGAACCGGATAGCTAAGTTAACTATGGAGCAACGTGCGGCAGTCATCAACATAAACAAACTGTTAGACACAGTGCTTGACGTTGCATTGTATCCTGACATGGGTGGCATCAAGGCTGTTACTGCCTACGACCTACAAGAACTGTCTGACGCAATGGACGCACTACAGTATCAATTCAATTTGCGGGGGGAGTGACATGGCTACCAAACTAACCCACGCAGAATACTCAATCAAACACACAGAGATATTTGCTCGTATGTCAGCAAACTTTCTAGCTACACCCCTGCCCAGTGACTGGGATACATGGGAAGAAGAAAAGCTAGATAACTTTATCAGTGACAATCACTGGCAACCGTTTGAATACTGGGATGTCAACGATGTGTATGAATTGATTGACCAGCTAACGATTGATGTTATGAACCTGATGGGATTGGAGATGAGCCGTGACTGAACGAACTTGGGAAGTTAAGGTGGAAGCGACGACAACCCGTGAAGTTATTGTCCACGCTGACACAGAATATGAGGCACAGATACAAGCCCAGATAGAAATGGTGGGCTTAGTCGGTGGTGAAAATACCAAAGTATTAGCTGTTAAGGAGACAACCAATGATTAAGACTGACAAAGTATGGCTACAACTAACACGCACAGAGGCTAACGCCCTGATGGTTATGTTGGATGGTGAAATGGAAAACCGCTTTCAGTTTGAGGGGCTTGACCTAAAGGAATGGGAACAGCTAGACTTGGAAGCATACAAGATACTAGCCTTTCATAAGTACAAGACATGGTACATGGAGAATTGCGATGGGTAAGATGAGCGACTGGGCAATCCAGCTAGAGGAAGACTTCTGGTATCTTGCCAACAGTAAGATAGGCAACTGTGAATACTTTGGCGAGTTTATGCAAGAAATGGAACAGCACCGCGATTTCTTGGGGTTGCGTGACGACAGAGAATATGCTGATATGTTGCGTGAAGCTTGGGACAACTACTGGAGTAAGTACATATGAAAAAGCGAATCCACATAAACCAACATGTAATCCGTTCTAATGCAAAGAACGAAGAAAACAATCCGGTGATTACAGTTAAGACTAGCAAGCGCAATGTCTACGCACACAAGGTTGATATTGGCGGTTCGTCTACTGTCGTCTATTCTCCTGACAAACCGCTATCGTGCGGGGCTAAAGTCTGGATAGAAACAGACGCGCCGGTTTCGTGCCAGTGTGATGATGGTGTCGTAATGATGGGTGGGGTGTATCATGCAGATTGAGCCACGCTATCCCAACGCGGCAAGCGACCCACGCCTATCAAACACGGCTGACAAATGGCGAACCCTAAACAGACAAATCCACGACAAAGAGTGGAACGGGGAGCCGGTGACAAACGCCGAACGTGACAAACTAGCCACACTAAAGCGGGCATTGAACGATGACAAACACTACACGCCAAACTTTTGACAAACCGACCACACTAAACCCGCAATATAAATGCGACACTTGCGGCGAACCGGCGATGGTGGTTGAGATGGACAAGTTCTTTTCCTGTCCAGAATGTTACCTAAAAAGATTAGGTAAGAAAATAAAAGGGCTTGACCATGCCGGTTATTATCCGTAAAAGAAACCCAACCTAAACCAACGAAGGAACCCGAACCGATGAAAAAGGCAGATATAAATAAACCAGCCGTGACCATGTATCCTAAATCAGTTAAACTATTATCTGATTATCCGCATTCGGTCTTGAAGCAATCTAAAAATGCGAAGCTTTCAAAAGATAAATTACCTGTAATTAAAAAGGGCAAGTTCAAGGGCTATGTGATTTATACCCTAACTTTGCAAGAACGCGCCACCTGTCCCCGCTCTTGTTACCACTGGGATAATTGCTATGGTAATAACATGATGTTCGCGCACCGGTTGCAGCATGGCAGCGAATTAGAGCAGCGCATCAAAAACGAAATAGCAGAATTGTGCGCCACCTATAAAGGGGTGATTGTCCGGTTGCACGTTTTAGGCGACTTTTATTCTGTGGATTATGTTGCAGTCTGGCAGCATCTATTATCTAAATTTGATAACTTGGCGGTCTGGGGCTTTACCGGCTATGAGCCTAACAGCGATATCGGGCTTGCGCTTCGTGCGGTTCGCGGCGTGTTCGGTGAGCGTTTTTCTGTACGGTATAGCAACGCACCAACTTGGCAATTCAGCGCGAACAGTGCCGACCTATACAAACCGGAAAAGAACAAATCTATTGTTTGTCCCGAACAAACCGGCAAGGCGGAATCGTGCGCGACCTGTACCTTGTGTTGGTCTGCACCGGATAAACAAATCCTGTTTGTTACGCATTGACCAAATGACAAATCAACCACGCCAACTTTTTCTTGGGGCTAGTATGTTACTTGCAATTATCCTTGGTGGTTCGGGGGGATTGGGTGCGGTATTAGCAAAGGGTGTCGCGAGTCGCGGGGCGGCATCCATTTTATTTATCTGTTTTTTTTGTTGACCGATTCGCCAGCGGCATGGCATAAACAAATCAAGGCTGGTTGCAACAACCATGCCAACAACCAAGAACGAAAGGAACATTAACCATGTTCGATTTAGTACCAATTGAAAACCAAGCCAGCTTTGTCAATCGGGGCGGCGGCACTTATACGTTTGAACACAACGACCCCGCGAACGTCGATTTGTTCGACCAGATTGGGGCGGTTCGTAAAATCCCGATTGAGGCGTTGCAGTTTGTCCGGCAGGAAGGCGCAGCGACCATTTGCCAAAACGTGCCTATGCCCGATTACTTTGCACTAGAGAATAGCGCAACCGGTGATGTTCTGGACGTCGCCCCAATAGGCCGTTCTTATAAATTAGAACCCCATGACCGGTTATTTGCAAAGCAGGCCGATTTATTGAGCGAATCAGATTTGCCGCTTGGTGATGTGTCGGTTGTTGACCGGCTCTATGAGGGTGGGCTTCGGGCGCATCGCACTATTCACTTTAACGACCTGCAAACGACCGTAGGGGATAGCAGCGACTTGGTTCGGTGCCGCATGGATATCTTTAACAGCGTAGACAAGTCTTGGTGCTTTCAAATATTCAGCGGGGCATATCGTGACCTTTGCCGCAATACCTTGGTTTTCGGTGGTGAAAAGTCATATCACCAAAAAGCAAAGCATACCAAGAATCTGAGCGTTGAAGCCATGATAACCAAGGCGGGCGGCTCTCTTGATATGTGGACGAACCAGCGCGACCAAATGCGGGCTTGGCAGGGTTCGCGGTTATCCGACGAACAGTTTGCGAACATCTTGAAAGAGACCATTTGCGCCAAGACTGGGCGGGCTGTTAAAGCCGGTGTTCTTGAGGGTGTTAATGAACGCCTAATGAATGCCTTGCTTTACATGTTCGACAAGGAAAAGCCCGAACTGGGCGGGACAATGTGGGCGGCCTATAATGCCTTGACCCACTGGGCAACTCATACGAATGAGACCGTCACCAATCTTGAGACCGGCAAGGAATACCAGACCGGCAAGAAAACGGCCAAGGTTTATGATGTGCAGCGCAAGCGAAATGAACAGGTTGCCAGCGTCTTGAATAGTGACGCTTGGTTGTCGGTGGCAGCATGATTGAATCGTTGCTGCTTTTCTTAATCTTCTTTGTGATATGAAAGATAACCAATGGAAGCCTTATATGTAATTTATCGGAGCCTGACCGTTCTCTTGATAATCTCTATAATATATGCGGTCTTTATTGTTTGAACCACCAAAGCCCTGAGGGGCGGAAAGAACCGAAACCATGTTTAATTTACCATCGAAGTTAAGAGCCGACCTGCATAGCATCGAAGCCCGGATAGAGGAAGCAATCCGCATGGATGAGCGGCACAATATCCTAACCCGAATGGCATCCGAACGCGAAGCCGACGCAAGGCGGTTCCTTGCCGATATCTTTGCAGACCGGAATGGGGAACAGACCCGCATCAAACGACCCAAGCCTAATAGCAAGCTTGGCCGGTTGCATGGTTGCCTAGCTTCGCGAACCTATGCTGTCAACCGCGACACCCTTGTCAGGCATTCCGGCATGACACCGGTCAGCGTCCACCAAGGCATTCAACAGCTTCGGCAGCGGGGCTATACCATCGAATGTAACCGGCAGGGAACCAAGCCGAAATATAGGCTTGTAGCGTAGCCTCCCGCGAACCCGTCGGGGCTGGCTTTCCTCCCTTGAACAGCCCCATAACCTTGCCCCCGTCTATCCGGCGGGGGTCTTTTTATGTCCGGCATATATTAATGCGGGTTAACTGGCGGTAATCCCGTGGTTATTCGGCGGTGTGGTTTAGCCGTGTTTGTATATATTCCCTTAACCGAAAGGCCACCCCAGATAGTAACCGGCATGACAAATCAGGCAACGCGGGCGCGGGTGCGGGCGCATGTTCGAGGGGTTTCGTATGTGTTCGCGGGGTTGCCGGTGCTTTCGGTATGCGTCAAGGTCTCGGTGAGGTATCCTAATTATAAAAATATTTGGCTGTGCGCGGGTACGCGAGGGACACCCCACCCCCCCGGCACTTGCTATGCAAACCCGACATATTTTTTGTAATTTTAAGGTTATCCATACAGGGTATTTTGCGAACCTCTAGGGTACCCAACAGAAAAACCCCACCGGAGAACCAGCGGGGACCATTTTGCGAACCATTAGGGGACCCTGCAGGGTACATAGGGGGTTTACCCCGGCAGGACTAGGTCCTATAGTAGCGTCAAATTCCCGATTTGTCAACAGGTTTTTTCATTTTTGGTTATTTTTCTATAAACCATGCTGAAAACAGGTTGACAGAGGTTGCAAAAGCCGCCATAATACAAGGGTATGACAACGGTTCGCAGGAAAACCCCATGTTCGAAGCTATTTTACTGATATGCCTAGCTGCAGCACCCGAAGAATGTGTTGAGTTGAGTGACACACGAGGTCCCTACACCAATGAGGTAGACTGCATGAGACGTATCGACGAAATGGCAGAGTTTGCGATAGAGGTAAACCTGTTCGACCTAAACATAAGGTGGAAGTGTACAGCCCCAGAGGCCCTACAAACCTAAATCCCCATGAACTTACTACCCCAGACGAATAAAAAAGCTGCCCTGACAGAGAAACAGGAGCAGTTCTTGGATGTCCTGTTCGAAAACAACGGCAATATGTCCGTTGCTGCCGAAATCGTGGGCTATTCTCCCAAATCCGTGGGCTGGCTAAAGGAACGCCTAGCCGATGAGATTATAGAGCGTACCAAAACCATGTTAGCAGGCCACTCCCTGTCAGCCGCGAACAAGTTAGCAAGCCTCGTAACGGCTCCTGACATCGAACGCGGGGACGACCTTCGTATGAAGGCAGCAGAATCCATCCTGAACCGCGTTGGTATCGCAAAACAGGAAACAATGAACCACAACGTACAGGCAATCCACGGGGTTGTCCTGTTGCCACCCAAGAAAGAGGTCGTCATAGACGGATAAGGTTATGGAACTAGCAAGAAACGCAATGCGAAGCAACATTCAGGACATGAGCAATCAAGAGTACGAAGAGTTTATAAAAAAGATGCTCAAAGAAGCAGACAGCGATGCTGAAGCTGGTGAGATTAAATCCATGTACGACAAGATACGTGGAGCCAAAGCCAAGGGCGGCAAGGTTCCCGGCTACCGCTATGGCACTCCCAAGGGCGGCGTGAAGAAGATGTCAGCATGTAAAGGCCGCAAAGCTGCAAGTAGTGCAGAAAAAGCCTAGCCCGTGGCCCCACGCAAAAGAGTCCTAGTCCCCCCGAACCCAGAAGACCTAGGCAAGGTCGGCAGACCTAAGAAAAGACCCGGCGAACCCAAGACCACACACAAGATTAGTGACCGGGAACGTGCGCGGCGTTCTGTGCAGATGAAGCTAAAGAATGCCAAGAAGAAGCAGGTCAAGCAGGATGTGAAGACAGCCCGGAACCGTCGCAAGGTTCGTGACCTGACCAGCGCAGCCAAGAATGTAGAGAATGCCCTAAACGGAAACAAGACCCGTGTGGTAGATGCTGCAGACTTAGACGTATTACCCCCAGCAGTTACGGACCTAATAGATGATACCCCTGTCATTTTCAAACCTAATGAAGGACCTCAAGAGGACTTTCTTTCGGCTTCCGAACAGGATGTACTTTATGGCGGGGCCGCTGGCGGTGGCAAGTCATTTGCTTTACTTGCTGACCCCCTACGCTATTGCCATAATCCCAACCATCGTGGCCTTCTTCTCCGGCGAACGCTCGACGAACTAACGGAACTCATCGACAAGTCGAAGCAGCTATACCCCAAGGCATTTCCCGGCGCACACTTTAGAGAGTCCAAGTCAACGTGGGTCTTTCCATCCGGTGCAACCATGTGGTTTACCTATCTCGACAGAGATAAGGATGTCACCCGTTTTCAGGGACAGGCGTTTAACTGGATTGGCATAGATGAAATAACACAGTACCCCAGCAGCTACGTCTGGGACTATCTTCGTTCTCGTCTTCGTTCGACGGACCCTGAACTACAGAAGAACCTAACCATGCGCTGCACAGCGAACCCCGGTGGTGTTGGCGGCTGGTGGGTCAAGAAGATGTACATTGATGCCCACGAACAGAACAAGGCGTTCGGGGCTAAAGACTTAGAAACAGGTCGAACCTTTGTGTGGCCTGACAACCATCCAAAAGCAGGTCAACCCCTATTCTACCGCAAGTTTATCCCAGCGAGGTTGACTGACAACCCCTTCCTGATGGCAGATGGTCAGTATGAGGCCATGCTTCGGTCACTCCCGGATGTCGAGCGTAGACGACTCCTAGAAGGGGACTGGGATGTGGCAGAGGGAGCGGCCTTCCCAGAGTTTTCGAGGGTACGACATGTGGTCGAACATTTTGAGCTTCCCACGAACTGGCCTCGCATACGTGCCGCCGACTATGGCTACTCGTCGCCGTCGTGTGTCCTGTGGGGTGCTATTGATTGGGATAACAATATTTGGATTTATCGCGAACTTTACGTAAAACACTTGACAGCAGAGCAATTAGCTGATAAAATATTAGAATGTGAGGAGTTGGACCCGTTACCTCATTATACGGTCCTAGACTCTTCATGCTGGAACAAGACCGGATTCGGCCCTTCTATCGCAGAGACTATGATGAGGGCCGGGGTTAGGTGGACTCCATCCGACCGCAATCGTCTACAAGGAAAAATGGAACTACACAGGCGGCTTGCTGACGACCCCCACTCTAATGAACCCCGTATGCGAATCTTTTCCACTTGTAAGCATATCATTGCACAGCTATCGGGCATTCCACTCTCCAAAACTAACAGTGAAGATGTAGACACGAGAGCAGAGGACCATGCCTACGATGCGTTGCGATATATGGTTATGACGCGAACCAGCGGATACACTTCGATACACAAACAACTGCAGGGCATCAAAGACCAAGCCTTCCAGCCCTATGATGCTACGTTTGGATACTAATGGCAGACCTCGACCCAAAAACCGCAACCCTTCGTGAAGTTGCTGAAGCTTACGCTGAGAAGTCGAAGCGGGGGAAGGCGTTTGTTACTTCTTCATTACAATTCTTTAAAGACATTGCAGACGAACCCGGCTCTGCCCTACGGCTGTTCGAAAAGGACCCTGAAGGGGTTACCCTTCTTTCCAAGACTTTTAAAGGTACAGAAGATACATCGACCGTCAAGACAGCGATGCAAAACCTTCGCCAAGTTGGTTTAACCTTAAAAGAGTCCGTCGGTCCTGACACACCAGAATACAAGCTGTTACCAGACAAAGCCCCGAACACAGATGTAAACAATCGTATCTTTGGGCGTAGCGAACCTGCTAAAGCTGCATCAGAGGTTGCAATCAACCCAGATAAAGCTAAGATGAGCCAGTTGTTCGCAGGTGTTTCTAAGTATCTTGACAACCCTAATACCAAAGCCACTGCCCAAGCAATTATTTTTAACCTCAATACTGGCCTTCGTCCTAACGCTGCTGCTGGTCTTCAGGTAACTGCATATAAACCTGATAGTGGTGCTATCTATATTGAGGCAGAAACCAAGGGTGCAAAGGGCCGTCCTGTAAATATCCCCTTGAACCCTATTGCAGACAGTATCCTACAGGATAGTCTAGCTTCAGGAAACAAAGAAAACTTCTTTGTTAAACCAAACGGCAAGGTAGTTACATCTAGCGATATGACAGACCTTTTAAAGGATGTCAAGGTAAAAGACATTGCCTTTGATGCTGCTACGGGTAAATATTTTGATACACTAGCCCCTGCTGGCTTTACAGGTAAGAAGGGTTCGGCCCTTTTGCGTAACATCCACGCTACCGTGGGACAATCAATTGGTGTAGACCAAGACCGCCTAGCTTTCTTGCAGGGTCGTAGTCTCAAGTCAGCCGGTAAGAGCAGTACAGGAGAACTCACAACCTACCAGCAGGCATTTCCGGGTGCAGTTGGTGAAGTTGACCGCCAGAACGCCAATATGTTTGCTAGTTTCTGGGGGGACGCTGCCAAGGAAGCAGGGTTTGACATTAAATCCAAGATTCCGATGCCAGAAACCCGTATCACAACCCAGACTGCAGGATATGAAGGCTACTTCGAACTCCCGGTTCGTGAAGAGGTTCCCACTACTCTCAAGTCCACAGACAACATAGACAAGAATGTAACCTCTAGCAACTTACAAGAAGAACTTTCTAGTAAAGGGTTGGACTGGGATGGTCTGGTTAAAAACATAGGTAAGAAAATTGACACTACAATTAAAGCTGGTGGGGCTGCCCTACTTGGAACGGGTCTTTACGAAGCTGCTCGTGACCCCGAAGGGGCTGGCGCAGCAATGGCACGGGACTTGGCTATAGAAGGAGTTGGTTTAGCTGCACGTGTGGGAGCAGGTGTTGCCGGAGCTTTGCCCATGATTTTGGACTCGACAGCTACTGCTGGTCCCGAACTATCAGAGATGCCACCCCCGCGAACAGACTTTATCCCTGCCAGAGAGGTAGAGGAAACAGACGAAGACATAATGGCACGAGTTGCCACACAGGATTCTGGCATGATTCCAGAACCGGACAGGGTTCCTCAAGCCGCCCCTGCCCAAGACCAAGGCTTTCTTTCCGTTAACTAGGAGGCAGAGATGCCAGACAATAACTACAACTACGGTGCAGCCTATGTAATGAACTCTGATAAAGTCAGCGTCGATACAGATGAGGGTGCATCAAAACTATACCGTGAAGGTCTTGAGTTTAACACTCGTGTAAAGACAGGCCCAATCACAGAAGATATGCCCAAGAAGCAAACCAAGCCTACTGTAGAAGCTTCATTTAACACAATGGCAGAAGACAGAAACTACTTTAGCTAGGACTCTACATGTCTGAAGATAACTTTCTCCAACCGGATGATGACACGGTAGTTCCGGTACACGCTCCTGATGAGCAGATGCCGGGTCTTGCAGGATACGTAACCTCAAAGTTTAGGGATGCTGAAACTGGTCGTTTTGCTCACGAGCAACGCTGGCTACAGGCATACAAAAACTTCAGGGGTATCTACGACTCTACAACTCAGTATCGTGATTCCGAACGGTCCAAGGTCTTTGTTCGAATTACCAAGACAAAGGTTCTTGCTGCGTTCGGTCAAATAATAGACATCCTGTTCGCAAACAAGAAGTTCCCCTTGGTTGTGGAATCAACTCCCGTGCCGGAAGGCATTGCGGAGTTTGCCCACATGAAGACCCCCTTGGACGAGGCAACTGAACAAGACCCCTATGGGTTCTCAGGAGATGGTCGCGAACTAGCTCCCGGTGCCTTGCAAGCAAAACCCGGTGGTGACTTCTTAGGTGGCCTAGAGTCCAAGTATGGACAACTAGACCTAGCAGAGGGTCCGGCACGGATAGGCGAACCGCAACTCAAGCCTGCTCAAGAAGCAGCCCTGCGGATGGAAAAAGTTATACACGACCAACTCACTGACACAAACGCTGTGAACGTGATGCGGAACTCCGTGTTCGAAGCAGCCCTCTTGGGAACTGGCGTTGTAAAGGGACCATTCAACTTTTACAAGCGGGTCCACAAGTGGGAGCGTAACGAAGAGGGAGAACGGGTTTATAACCCGGATGAGAAGACCGTTCCACGGATTGAGATGGTGTCGATATGGGACTTTCACCCTGACCCCTCTGCTACTAGCATAGATGACTGCGAGTACGTCATAGAGCGTCACCGCATGAACCGTCAACAGCTTCGTGCGTTGATAAAACGACCACACTTTATTTCGGAAGCAATCGAAGAGTGCCTAGCTAAAGGTCCGAACTATGAGGACAAGTACTACGAGGACACTATTCGTGAGGACGAGACAGAGCCATTCTACCAAGGCAACCGCTACGAGGTCTTGGAATACTGGGGTGTCTTAGATGCTAAACTAGCCGAAGAAGTTGGCTTGGAAGGTGCTGGAGACATGTCGGAGTTCGACGAGCTTCAGGTAAACGTCTGGGTTTGCGGCAACATGGTTATACGCTGCGTCTTAAATCCCTTCACACCCGCCCGTATCCCCTATCAAGTCTTCCCATACGAAGTCAACCCCTATCAACTCTGGGGTGTCGGTGTAGCGGAGAACATGGAAGATGCTCAGAAGCTAATGAACGGTCACGTTCGTATGGCTATCGACAACCTCGCCCTTGCAGGCAACCTCGTCTTTGACGTAGATGAAGCTAGTCTCGTGCCGGGACAGAACATGGACATCTTCCCCGGAAAGATATTCCGTAGGCAGTCTGGTGTTACAGGCACAGCCATCAACGGCTTAAAGTTTCCGAACACGGCGGGGGAAAACCTGCAGATGTACCAGATTAGTCGTCAGCTTGCTGATGAAGAGACGGGCATCCCGTCAATCATGCACGGACAGACAGGTGTAACCGGAACTGGGCGAACCGCCGCTGGCCTTTCCATGCTCATGGGTTCTGCTGGCTTGTCCATGAAGACTGTCATCAAGAACATTGACGATATGCTCTTGAAGCCCTTGGGCGAAGCCTACTTCCAGTGGAACATGCAGTTCAACGAGGAAGCAGAAGACATCCAAGGCGACCTAGAAATTAAACCACGCGGCGTTGCAGCCGTGATGCAGAAAGAGGTTCGCACACAGCGGCTAACGTCCCTGTTGCAAACCGTCGCCAACCCCATGTTAGCTCCGTTCATCAAGATACCAAACCTGATGCGCGAACTGGCTATCTCACAGGACATAGACCCTGACAGCCTAGTCAACGATGCAAACCAAGCACAACTCTACGCAAAAATGTTACAAGGAATGCAGGCTAATGTACAGCAAGGAACAGGCGAAGCTGGTGGCCCCGCTGCTGGCCCAGCCCAAGATATGGCAGGGGCTGGAGGAGTATCTCCAAATCCTGAAGGAACAGACCCACAGGGGTCTGGTAACGGCACAATCGGAGTCGGAACTGCGCCAACTGCAGGGGAAAGCGGCTTTACTGGAAATGCTCCTTCAGTTGAAGGATAACCACGAGGCAATAGTTAGAAATGGCACCTAAACCACCAACGTTCTTTAACCCAGAATCTATTAGCTATGACCAGTATTCCAAGGGTCCTGTTGACTTCTACAATCAGGCCCTAGATGTGGATAGCTTGACAGGTACTGGTATTGATATTGTCAACCCCGATGACATTACCAAGTTGAAGGATTATGGGATAGCTGGTGGTGGTGGTGACGACGGCGGCGATACTCAGGATGATGCCCTGAATGACTTGGGGGGTATAAATATACAGGCCACTCCTGAAGAAATAGCGCAGGGAAAAACTTCGATGTTTCCGGGCGGGACGGGGATAGAGTACAATAACTTTAATGCCTACGATAAATACGAGTCCTATTCGGACTACATAACCGGAGAAAAGCCGCCGGGGATGGCAGACCGGGTAGACTTTATTTCTAACGTCATGGAACCCCTCACATCTGGCAGGTTTGGAGACATAGACTTTACAGCGGGAACGAAGGGGCTTGCTGACCGCGTTGGAACCGACATGGTCGAGGGCGTTACAAAGCCCGATGCTAAGACTGGGATAAAGGGAGCCTTGGTAGCTGCAAACCCCATGCTAGGTCTTGTAGGCTCTGCCGTACTCAGCACCACCACCGTAAGAAACGCTTTTGGCAACATCAGCGCACGGCCTGATGGTATCCTTGGTATGGTTGCAGATGCGGTTCACTCTACTCAGTACGCGGATATGGCGCACAATAGGGCTGTTGCACGGGCCAACATGACTGATTTTAGAGAGTCAGTGAGTGGCATGACTGAAGACCGTTTTCAAGATGACAGTTTAGCAGGAAGATTTGCAGCAGACCGGGACATTGGCTTCTCCATGTCGTTTGGAAGCGGCACCGGAGCAACAGGCATAACCCGCAAAGCCGGAACCTTCACCTACACAGGAAACATGCGCGGCCTAGACAATCAAACCCTGAAGAACATGGAAGCTGTGCAGCGGGGCTTTGTCCCTAGTACCTTTGGAAACCGAAACTTTGGTTTTGACTACACAGGCAGGGGTGCCACCACTTTCGAGGAAGCCGGTTACAGCGGGGAAGTTGCAGGGGGTGGACGCTACACCGATACCGGAGCTTTTATGGACCGGTACGGTCGTACTTCCATGATGGGCCTTGCCAGTCACTCTAAGTCTTTAGCAGCCAAGCATGGTTTAAGTGAAGCTGAGATTGGTTCAATCCTGAGTGCCACCCGTAAAGGTCAAGGGAAGCTCATGGATAATATCAAGGCAGCAAAAGCTTCCAAGGCGCAGGCATTAGAGACAGCAAGAATCGTAGAAGAAAGAACAAGGCAGGCAGCAGCAGACAAAGCACTTAGAGACCAATATGGTTCCGGTGTTGTTACCAGTGAAGACAGTGGCGGTGATTATGGTGTCGGCGGCGGCGGCGGTGACTTTGATAGTGGTGGTAATTTTGGTTCTACCGCAGATGATGATGTAGAAGCAGGGGATTTTAAATATGGCGGTAAAGTACCCGGCTACGCCATGGGAACCCCGCCAGCGGGGGTACAAGCCTCACAGAGCGGTTTTGTAGACAGACCGCCATCACAGGTCTCCGAAGCCGGTAAAGTCGCTGACGACCGTCCTATGAAGGCTAAAGAGGGAACCTACGTTATAAATGCGGCTGCTGTCGAGTTCGCGGGAGAGCAGGACATCCGCAAAATGATTATGGATGCCCAGAAAGAAGCGGTTCGCAGGGGTCTTTCAACAGGAGACTTTGAACGGCATTCCGACCTCGTTGATATTGCGGTGTCTCGCGGGGAAGTAACCGTAGCCCCACACCTAGTAGATATCATTGGCGAAGACCGCCTAGAGAAGATTAATAAACGAGGCATTCGGAAAACCGAACAGCGCATAGCAGAGAATGGGCAGGAGCCGGTTCAAGCCGCAGGGGGTGGCTTTATCACTAGAAAAAAGTTTCATAGTGGCGGGGGCGTACACTCGCACAACGTAAAAGCAGCAGTAGGTATATCTGGGACTTCCAAGTATGGTATGACTAGCGAAGACTTAGAAATTGACCATCTTCAGGAAGAACAATATAAAAGAAAATCAGCCACTCCTACTTTTAAATCTAAAGCTGAAGAAGAGTTGTATAATCAGGGAGTTCAATTCGGTGACACAGAGGTTTTTGCTGACATACTAGGTAAAACAAACTTTAATAAGCTTATTCAAGCAGCGGCTAGAGATAGTAGAACATTAAGTGATACTGTAACAACTTTAAGACCGGGTGAGAACGTGGCTAACCCTTACCACAGGAATGCAATGGGGTTATACGCTCAGTATGGGCGAGAACCCTACACTTCACCTGTATATGAAGATGGTGAAATAAATTATACAGATTCTCTAAATAATCGCATGGGTGCAAAATCCACTAAAGACTTTAGAGCAGACGTATCGAATAGTGCTATACTAATGAGAAGTCCCGCCGGATTTGGTGGACCTAGCACGGATTATTTAAAACCCCCTATGGCTTATACTGCAACTCTAGCCCATGAATTAATGCACAAGGGGGCAGACATACTAGCAAACGACCCAAACTTTAATCCTAGTAGGTCGTTGGTTGCAATGCAAGGGTTATACGCAAGATTACCCAGCATTACTAGATATATAGATGATAAAATAGATTTTGAAACGTATAGTAAAGCAAAGGATGAAAAACGAACTAGCGGAGATGCCGAACATAGGTACATTGCGGCTGTTATAGGGCAAGCTTATCTACGAAGAAATATAGAAAGTGTAGCGGGAGCTTTTGAAAAGTCACAAAGACCCCCTAAAGGTTTTGAAGATTCATTTGGAAAAGTGACAGGCTCTGACCTTGTAAACGAAGCAAAACAGAATATTCTATATGAAACACGAAGAGTATTTGAAAGTTATTTAACTCCTGCAAACAGGAAACAGTTTTTTGAAGAAAACAGCCTGTTTAAATTAGATTCTGAATATGACACTTTAGATTTAAAAGTAGGAAAGATTTGGAACAGAAAAGATGTAAATGAAATTCCGTTTGAAGAATTAGCTGCAGCCTATGATTCTATAAACAGAATTATGGCAGAAGATTACGCAGCAATATTGTTTAAAAACGCGGTAGTAGATAAGCCCGTTAACATCCCCCGTAGGAAGACCTCTCCAAAACCAGCTTCTGCAAAAGCACCCTTACAGGATGCAACAGGTGCCGCAGTAGGAAGTCAACCTGCACCCGAACAAAAATATGAACGCGGCTTCCTAGACAAGATGCTAGGTGTAACACCTGCGTACTAATCCGCTGGCTACCCACAAGTTCGTGGCCCCAGCACAACCGACGCGGCTACCCACAGCCATGTGGCCCCGCAAGTGAGGTAAATACAATGGCAAAAGCAAGAGGCCACCGTGCCAACAAAGTAAACGACTCTTTCGGAACAATCAACAACGACTCCCTGTACAAAGGAAAATACCGGGACGAAGTTTACAAGGATGAAGACGAAGAGTCAAATGTGGAAGCTCAAGACGCTGACCCCGTAGAACAAGCGGCTACTCAGCAAGAACAGAGCGAAAGCTTCGTAGAAGCCAAGAAGGAATCTAGCGAAGACCACGACTACAAGAAACGGTATGATGACTTGAAACGTCATTATGATTCCAAGGTAGACGAGTTCAAAGGAGAAATTGAAAACCTACGAAAAACAATGACAGACCGTGCGGCAGAAATGCCACGAGGCGTAACGCCCCCACGAACACAAGAAGAGCTAGATGAGTTCAAGGAACGATACCCAGATGTCTTCGAAGTTGTTCAGACGGTTTCGAGTATGCAGACCGAATCACAGGTTGCAAAACTACGACAAGAACTAGGCACTATTCAGGAACGGGAAAAGGAACTAGAAAAGCAGAAAGCCTACGAGCAACTGCTTCGCGCCCACCCCGACTTCGCAGAGTTAAAGGCCGACGAAAAGTTCTTGACATGGTTAGAAGAGCAGCCAAGCTCAATTGCAGATGGTATCTATAAGAATAGTACCGACTCCAAGTGGGCGGCACGGGTCATAGACCTCTACAAAGCCGATACCGGCTCAACTAAAAAGAAGAAGACCAAAGATGCTTCGGCAGCAGACGCAGTTACCAGAACCCCTGCTAGGGACGTAAATACGGATGCTATTGGAGACAAGAAAATCTGGAAAGCTTCACAAATCGCCAAGATGAAACCGTGGGAGTTCGAGAAGATGGAAGCTGAACTCGACCAAGCACGGAATGAAGGGCGAATCGACTTAAACTCTTAAAACCTCAAAAATAGAGAAGGAATGAACAATGGCGTTCACTACTGCTTCTGGATATGGAAACTTACCTTCCGGTAATTTTGCACCAGAAATCTTTAGCCAAAAAGTTCTCAAATTCTTTCGTCGCGCTTCGGTTGTTGAAGACATCACGAACACAGATTACGCTGGCGAAATTGAAAACTTTGGCGACACAGTCCGTATCATCAAAGAGCCGACTGTTACAGTATCCGCTTACCAGCGGGGTTCTGTTGTAAACCCACAAGACTTGGCTGATGACCAGATTACTATGGTTGTTGACCAAGCTAATGCGTTTGCTTTCAAAATCGACGACATTGAAGAGCGTCACTCGCACGTAAACTTCGAGGCACTTGCTACCTCTTCAGGTGCATTTGCATTGAAGCGTAAGTACGACAAGACTGTTCTTCAGGCTATGGCTAACGGTGCAGGTATTGCAGCTTCTGCTGTATCCGGCACAACTCTGACTACTACTGCTGCTGCAGGTACTCTTGGTACTGCTGCTGCACCAATCAACATTGAGACAGACGACGCTGGCATCAACATGATGCTTGCAATGGCCCGTCTCCTTGACGATGAGTCAGTGCCAGAAGAAAATCGCTGGTTTGTAGCACCACCAATCTTCTACGAGAAGGTGTTTCAAGCTGGGAATAAAATTGCGGAAGTACAGGTTACTGGCGACGGTACCTCACCACTTCGCAACGGTCTTGCAACTGTCGGCACACTTGCTGGCTTCCGTTGCTACAAGTCAACTGCTCTTAACAGCACAGGCGGCACAGACCAAGTTACTTTGACAGACGCATCTGCAACCCTCGCAACTGATGGTTCTGAGAACATTGTTCTTGCAGGTCACATGTCATCCACCTCTACTGCTTCGCACATTGCGAAAACAGAAGTGGTTCGTTCAACTGAATCGTTCTCCGACGTTATTCGTGGACTGCATGTTTTTGGGCAAAAAGTACTTCGCCAAGAAGCAATCGTTCGCGGTGTCGTAGACTTCGCATAAGGGGGGCTAGATAAATGGCTACTTTTGACCATACCATCACTGGTGGTGGAACTGTAGGACATCCCGCTAATGCGATTCGTCCTTATATCGTGCAGTCAAAAATCTTTGACGCTGCCGATGATAACCTTACAGCTAACGATGTCATCAAAGTGATTGACCTACCGGACAACTCGATTGTTCTTGGTGGTTGCCTTGATGTCCTTGAAGCTGGCGGTTCTAGTGTGACTTTTGACGTTGGTATCAGCACCGACATTGATGCCTTCTGTGATGGTGTCGATGGTAACGCTGACGCTATCTACAACTTTCACCCTACAGCAGCAGGTATCAACACAGTAATTGCTACAGACGCTATCCAAGTTAAAATCTTGGGTGCAGACTCTGCTGTAGTTCGTTTCCGTGTTATTGCCTTGATTGCTGACATTGGTGACCCAACTGCAATGGTCCAGACTGCTGCAGTTCAGACTGGCGTATAATACTAATCAAGGGGGCAGGGCAACTTGCCCTCTTGACTTTTTATTTATTTTGTGATAAAAGCAGATAACCTTGCCGGGGGTAAATACACATGGCAGCTAAGAAATCAAAAAGCCCAAAGCCCAAGAACGCAGCATTGTACTCACGGGTTAAGGCAGAAGCTAAACGTAAATTTAAAGTATACCCAAGCGCATACGCAAATGCTTGGCTGGTTAGAACCTATAAGAAGCGTGGTGGCACCTACGCCTAAATCGGAGAATAGTAATGGCAACACTTATGGAAAAGCTTAATAACGCTTTAAAAACTAAGAAACCTCTTAGCTCATCTTTAACAGCAGAATACAACTCAATAAGAGGTTCACTACTTCCTAATAAAAGAAAACGGCTAGATGCACTGATGAATAAAAATGCGAAAGTAGCAGGACCGAAAAGTACAGCCGCTCTAGCAAAAAAAGTTATCTCTACAGACAGAGAACTAAAGGCTAGAAAAGGTGGAAACCCGGAGATACAGAGAAAACAGGGGTCTATGAAGGCAGGTGCAAAAGGGTCTTTTCAAAAACTGATGCACGGCGGTAAGGTCAAGAAGAAGTAGGCATGGCTAAACCAAAGGGCGGCTTAACGAAATGGTTCAAGGAAGACTGGCGGGACGTAAAGACCGGCAAGAAGTGTGGTCGTTCCGGTAAGGATAAAAAGAAACGCCCCTACCCAGCCTGTAGACCTGCCAAAGTCGCCAAGCGTATAACTAAAAAAGAAGCAGCTAAGAAGACAGGGCCACGTAGAGTAAACTGGTCTGTTACTGCATCAGGAAAACGAAGGAAGAAAAGTGCCACCAAGAAAGCCTGACAAGATGCCAGCCCGCAACAAGAAGAACTATCGTTCTACTAAGTCGGGTGCCGGAATGACTAAAGCTGGCGTTGCTGCTTACCGTCGCAAGAACCCCGGCAGCAAGTTAAAGACTGCTGTTACTGGGAAGGTCAAGCCGGGAAGCACTGCAGCTAAACGTCGCAAATCTTACTGTGCAAGGTCAGCCGGACAGATGAAGAAATTTCCTGCAGCAGCAAAGAATCCCAACAGTCGCTTACGTCAAGCGCGGAAGAGGTGGAAATGTTAGCAGCCCTTATTGGACCAATAGCAGACCTTGCTGGAACGTGGATGTCTGGCAAAGTCGAAGAGAAGAAAGCCCAATCCGCTACCAAAGTAGCAAAGGCACAAGCCGAAGCCATAGTTATGCAGAAGAAGGCTACGGGGGAAATTGATTGGGACTTAGAGATGGCGAAGGGTAGCCAGTCATCTTGGAAGGACGAATGGCTCACCATCTTATTTAGCATACCACTTATCTTAGCTTTTACTCCGGGGATGGAAGACCTTGTACGTAACGGATTTCAACAATTGGAGCAAATGCCTGAATGGTACCAGTACAGCTTGGGCGTTATTGTTGCTGCAAGCTTTGGAGTCAGGTCAGCGACAAAGTTCTTTGGTAAGAAGTGATGACTGTAGAAGCATTTCTAAAATGGAAGATACTTCCTAGATTTATGATGTTAGCCAGCACAGTAATGTCTTGGCGGTGTGCCGAATGGTTTATGGATTTGCCTGACCCTACAGCCTCACAGTCAGCGTTCGTCAGTGTTGTAATGGGCGTAATGACAGGCGTTTTTGGAATTTGGATGGGCCACGAACACAAGGGAGATAACGTAGTTGAAAGCCGCAGCAACAAAGCTCAACGAAAGTAGCGAAGTCACAATTCCCCTTCGGAATTTGATTAGCATGATTGCGTTTACTGCTGTCAGTGTTTGGGTTTATTTTGGCCTCACTGAACGCATTTCGTTTCTTGAACACAATCTAGAATTGACTATGCAAGAAGTTGAAGAGAATGACGACTGGATTGATAAATTTGAGCCGCCTAAGTCTGTGCAGGACACAGTAGGTAGAGTTCACGAACTAGAAATAGAACTTGCTAAACTGAAGTTGCAGATACAAGTCTTGCATGACTAAGAAGAGTCCGTGCAAAGGAATTTGTGTATTGGATAAGGAAAGAGTTAAGTGTATCGGGTGTGGACGAACCATCGAAGAAATAACTAACTGGGGTAAAGCCAAATGAAATACAGAACAGAACATTTCCTAGATAAACTAATTCACCATGAGGGTATGGTGCTTACTGTGTATGAAGACAGTCTGGGCATCGAAACTATCGGCATTGGTCGCAACCTTAAAGACAGAGGCATTACCAAAGAAGAGCTAGACTACATGGACATTCCTAGCATGGATGTGGTCTACGAACACGGTATTACCGAAGCCGACGCTCGTTACCTTGCCATGAACGACATCCGCATAGTCGAAAACGAACTGTGTCGAGTTCATCCTTGCGTTGAAGACTTAGATAGTGTAAGACAGTTGATACTGATGGACATGGCATTTAATATGGGAGTTCCCCGCTTGTGTAAATTTAAAAACATGTGGGGTGCAATCCACGACGGTAACTACGAGATAGCATCTATCGAAATGTTGGATTCCAGATGGGCGAAGCAAGTGGGTTCGAGGGCCGTTAAACTTTCGGACGCGATGAGAGCGGGGGAGTTTTAATGTCTACATACGGAAAACAAGAAGGCAATTATATTGTGTACCGTAATAAACAAGGTACTATAACAAGTAAAACTTGGAGTCCCGTGACAAAAAAAGATTCCATACGCAAGCAGACATTTAGTCGTAAAGCTGCGGATAGTGCAGAGAAGTCTACTATAGAAAAGTATGCCGAAGAAGGTATGTCAATTGTAAAAGGATTATTTGATTAGTGCCACCACGTAATCATAGAGACTGGACTAAGACTCCCAAAGTAGAACACATCAGTTCTTCAATCTACTCTAGTCACGACATCTACAAGCAGGAACAAGAAAACATCTTCTCTAAGGTGTGGGTTCCTATGTGCCACATCTCTGAGATGTACAATGAGGGTAACTACAGGACCACACAAATTGCTAGACAAAATGTAATTGCAGTTAATACCAAAGATGGTGTTAGGGCATACCGTAACTACGGATTTAATTCACCTTCGGGTACTGTAGCTGCACCAATCGTAACAGTTGAACCACAGCTACACTGTGAAGTAAAACATGGCGGCATGGTCTGGGTTACCCTAGACCCTAACCCAACGCAAAGTGTAGACGAGTGGACAGGCGGTGCATTTGACTGTATTGCGGATGCTATCGACACTGAAGAAATGGAAGTCTTTCACTACCACAAGGCAGTAATAGATACAAACTACAAGCTGTGGCACGATACCAACAGCGAGTTCTACCACGATTTTATGCACTACTTTAATCGTGTGTCAGGGTTTAACGATGAATACTTTGCTAGAAAGAACATACCATTCGATAACGGACATGTTAATGTTAGCAGCTTCACCGTTAACTACGAGGAGTACGACGGCTTTGAGGATAGAGGAGAGCTTAGTTTCCCTAACCTGCCACCCAATCAGTGGTACATGGTTGACCTGTTCCCCGGATTTAATTTTAACCTGCGCGGTAGTGCTTACCGAAGTGATAGCGTTACACCTCTTGGGCCAAACAAGGTTCTTATTGAGTTTCGCGGCTACGGTCTTAAAAAAGATACCCCAGAGGAACGGCAGACTCGTATCAAGCACCACAATTCTATCTGGGGTCCGTTTGGGCGTAACCTACACGAAGACCTCATAGGCGTAGCAGGTCAGGGTACAACAATGCGTGAGGGAACCGAACCTCGCAACATCCTGCACGGGCGGCACGAGAACAGTACCATTCACGACGAAGTTGGTATGCGCCACTACTACGCAGAGTGGAGCAAATGGATGGGCTTGGATGCGAGTAAGTCTTGGCAATTAGTGGCGTAGTTATGTTTTGTCTTATTGCAGTTAGCCCTGTTGAGGTAAAAGCTGCTGTACACTCTACTCACAAATGGCTTTCTCACTGTCACGTAGCTGTAACCGAACACGGGTTTTACAACCCGGATGAGAATTGCTTCTGCGTTGGAATGGATAAAGAGATAGAATGATTGTGTTTGTGCTATACGTGTACTTGGGTGCAAATATAATAGACCGCACACAACAGTTCGTAGACATGGATAGATGCCTATACTTTGCTCAAAGATTGTCGCGACAACAGTCTGTTCCAGCAAGTGGGGGTAAAAGACAAAAGATAACCGCAGTATGTAGACCCCAACCAAAGTAGGAACCAACCATGATTGCAGAAACACTCGCGGGTATAGCCCTTGTGAAGAGTGCCGTAGATGGTATCAAATCTGCAATAGGAACCGCCAACGACATCGGGGACATAGCAGGTTACATAGATAATCTGTTCGAGGGCGAAAAGCAGGTACAGCAAGTTCGCAACAAAAAAGCGGGTAACGTAGGTATTGGTGACCAGTTTGGTGTAGACACTGTTGCCCGTGAAGTCATTGATGCACGTATCGCTGCAGAAAAACTCCAAGAAGTAGCCACGATGGTTGACATGCGGTTCGGGCCGGGAACTTGGAAGGGTATCGTTACTGAACGGGCCAATCGTATCAAGGCCGCAAAGGAAGCTGCTGCTGCAGCCCGAAAAGCAGAAATCCTACGACAAGAAGAAATAATGGAAAACATCAAGGTAGCGGCTCTGATAGTGATGGTTTTTGCAATCGGTATTGGACTCTTGATAGCGTTGATGGTTTCTACCGCATCTGCCTTTATCAATTAAATTCTTGACTAAACTTCAAAATCAGTATATAATACTTTTGAAGGGAATACTATGAAACAACTTGCAATAGACGCACTGCGTTACAGATATGAGGCACAGAAAAAAAGTGCAAAATATACTCTCACAAATTACTTCCAAAATCCAGCAGCTATTGGGGAGCATCCTGACCTTCTTGAAGAAATGGACAAAGCTATTGGAAGCTGGGAAGAAGCTAACAGTAGGCTTCAAGCTTTGGATGACATCACAGACGAGGGGTATCCGTCCCTGTTTGACTAGTTACCTTGCACTGGGTTTGCTAAATTGTGGCAAGCCCTTTACTCGTGTGGGCAACTGGTTTTGGAAAAAACATCGTACAGTCCTAAACTGGAATAAAAAGTGATACCTCACCAGTTCTTAAAGCCAGTTTATTTAAGAAGGACAAAGTTCCCCCCTGTATACAAAAGCGAAGACTTAAAGCTTATACGTACTTTACCCGGTGGGGTCAAGCACTACAAATTAAAAGAGAAGAAGAGTAAGGTAAATGGCTAGTAGTTATCTTGTGTTAGTAAACAATGTTCTTCGGGACATGAACGAAGTTGAGCTTACCAGTTCTACGTTTGCTACTTCTCGTGGTGTGCAGACAACTGTAAAAGATTACATCAACCGTTCTATCTCTGACATACTAAACTCTGAATTAAACTGGCCCTTTACTCACGCTGAAGGGTCTGTTGACGTTATTGCAGGTAAATCGTTGTACAGCTACGCTTCGATTGCGTCTACACTAAAGTACGTAGACTACGATAACATGATACTAAAGCCTAAGAACTACATAACCAACGGAACCTACGAGGTTGCGGGAGCGGCTAGTATAACAGGCTGGACTACAGTGAGTGGTTCTCCTGCAGCGAGTTCTAAGTTTGGTAACACTCTATTACTGACTAACGCAGAGGCAACTCAACAAGTTAATGATTTAATTGTAGGCAGGTCTTACACAGTCTTAACACAGACAAGTGGCGCAACGCTAACTTTGGAAATAGGAACGAGTTCTGGTGGTTCGCAAACTAAATCTTCTACCCTGACAATCAGTAGTGGTAACGAGGTTCTTCTTACCGAAACTATATTCACAGCTACGGCTACAAGTCATTTTGTAAGCTTTACAGAAGCAGCCGGAAGCGCAGCCTTTGTCAAGTTAGTTGAATTGAGTGAAAACATAACACCTATACAGTTAAAGTATTTGTCTTATGAGGAATACAACGAACGATATAGAGAGAGAGACTCTCGTCCTGATGTAGATAAGTTTGGGGACCCGGAGTTTGTTTACACCAGCTACAATAATGAAATCGGATTGACACCTATACCGGACACAAGTAACCGTTCATTAACTTTTGATTATTATGTTTCTTCATCTGCTTTGTCGGGTGCTACAGACACATCAATTGTACCGGAGCGTTTCGAACCCGTTATTAATGCCCGTGCAAAATACTATACCTACATGTTTCGTTCCGATACTCAGACGGCACAGTTTGCTATGAAGGAATATGAAGATGGCTTAAAACGTATGAAGGTAGAATTACTAAACAGAAAAGATTACATGAGAGCAGTTTAATATGCCGGATTTAGAACTCCAAGGGGTTAGCCCCCTTTCTTTCAACTGCGAGGGTGGCTTGATATTAAACAGGTCTACCTTTATTATGCAGCCGGGACAAGCTCTTGAGTTGGAAAACTTTGAGCCTGACGTTGGTGGCGGGTACAAAAGGATGTTGGGGTTTCGTCCCTTTGTAAATCAGATTGTACCTGAAACAAACTCGTCTGGTGAAGCTGTCTTAATGTCTACGCAGTTCAACAACTTTGTATTGGCTGCACGAGGCGAAAAGATATTTAGTTCTGCATCTAGTGAGTTATCACAGGGTATTGCTTCAGCTACAGCCATGACAGGGGCTGGAACATTAAACCTTGACAGCACTGACGGGTTTAGCTCCAGCGGCACTGTCCAGATAAATTCTGAAATATTTACCTACACAGGTAAGACTGCGTTGACCCTGACAGGTGTAACAAGGGCAACGAGCAGCACTACCGCTGCAGCACACGCAGTCGATGATGTTGTTTCTGAAACTTGGACTGTGAGAGACACCGGAAGAACAAACGCAGCCCGTTACAATTTTGAGCGATACAACTTTGACGGCAACGAAAAAATCATAGTCGTTGACCAGACTAACGCTCCTACGATATTCAATACGTCCCTTACTGCAACAGATGTAAGCAACAGTGCGGTAGCTGGTGCAAAACACATTGCTGCTTTTAAGAACCACATGTTCTACTCCGGCATGTCTGCTACACCCCAAGAGATAGTCTTTAGCGAACCCTTCGATGAGGATGCGTTTGTTTCAGGGCAGGGTGCCGGAAGTATTAAGGTTGACGACACGATTGTTGGCTTGAGGGCTTTCCGGGGTGACTTGTTTATCTTCTGTGAGAACAGAATATTTAAGTTGGGCGGCAGTTCGCTCAGTGACTTTGCAATTGTTCCTGTTACTAGAAACATCGGATGTGTAAACGGTTTTACCATCTTGGAATTTGCTGGTGACTTGGTGTTCTTGGGGCCGGATGGCTTGCGTACTGTTGCTGGTACAGCCCGTATTGGTGACGTTGAGTTGGGTACCATAAGCACCAATGTTCAGCAGTTGTTCAGGGATAACCTGACTAATGCGGAAGCGTTTGTTTCCCTAGTCATACCCGACAAAACCCAGTACCGTATATTCTTCTCAAAAGAGGGACAGGCACAGACATCTTCACTAGGGGCTATCTGTGTTATGAAGGGACAGGCATTTGAGTTTTCGACTATGAAGGGTATTCGCCCTGCTTGTGCGGATACGATAGTCGAGGCAGGAGATGTGATAGCCATACATGGTGGCTTTG